AAAAAGAAAAGGGGTGAGGATAAACCCCACCCCTTCACTCATACTATGCTCCCGTTGTTCCCCAGATCCCTAATGGATCGGAGACACCGAAGCTGTACCGCTCACGAGCCTTGTAGCGAACATTTCCAGTGTCAAAGTCACCGTCCATGCTTGTTTCCAAAGCTACACGATTAAAGTGCTTCATTCCGTTAGGAACGTCTGTCAGCAAGAACCATGCGTCAGTATCGGTTAGATAATGATTTACAACGGTTCCGCCAGGTACAACACCCATTGAACGCACAGCGTTAATGTCGTTGTCAGCAGTTCCAGGACGAAGATCAGACTGCATCACCCGTGCCGCAACGAATTGCAGATCAGGTGGGATTACAAGTGTCTGAGGACGAGCAGCGATCATTAGACCACGCTCATCTGTCCACTTGCCAATCTGAATTACCGCAGCCTCAAGAGAAGTCTCATTGAGGTCAGCATGGGTACTGGGCATATTAGCGTTTGTTCCACCACTAACTAGTGGGTGAGACGCACTAAACAAGTATACCCCATCGCCAGACTGATAAGTATCAAAGCCAGTGTTAAGCGGAACTACTGCTTTCACTTGCTTAGTATGGGCCATGGCACGAGCCAAAGCCTTAGTGTAACGAGCCGACAGGGAGTCATAAAGATTATCTTCCATAGCTTCTTCTGTAATAGCGAAGCCCATGGCGATAGTCTCATGGTTGTAGCGAGCCGTGAAGCTCTCCTGTGCAGCGTCGTAAGAAATTGCTGATCCCTCATCTTTAACGGGAGCAGCGTCGAAGCCCGAAAGCTTTACTTCTTCCTCAAAGGACCTATCTGAACTTTCAGTCTCATAGAGTGCAGCATGCTCGTCATCATAACGTGCATACTCCATTCCAAAGAGGGCGTTAAGTCCAGGCAATAGTTCTTTGAGCAGTTGTGCTCTTGATATAGCCATTTATTTTACCTTATACCCCAGTTGCAGTCATATACTGATGAGGACACTCATTAGTATCTTTAGCCGCATTAAATTTAACTATGACATCAGGGTAAGCATCACTGACTGTCGTTCCTACTGGAGCCTTACTATCAGGTCCATCAACAAAATCCAGGATACGAAGAGGCAACGTATCGGTTGTAGCCGTACTGCTTCGATCCAATGTGTTTTTAGATTTACCAATAGAAGTAGAACCAGCTGTTTGAACTACGGCTGCATTTAGACCACGATCTGTATTATACAAACCAGTGCCGTCGTCTCCTTGCATCTGAAATACGACCATAGGATCGTCGAGTACATAAGCCATTGCATCTGTTGCTGCATTTGATGCAGGCCACTGTGTACTAAACGTCTTTTGCCCGCTTGTTGGGTCCGTATAGGAGCATCCCATAAAAATACCACAAGTAGTTAAGGTAGCAGTACCAGTATCTTTTGCAATCGTACCGTCTGCTGCAACCTTAACGAAATCGCCATTAAAAATAGCGGTTCCATATGTGGTAATTATTGGTAAATGACGCACCGAACCCGTATACGATCCTGATGCACTCAATGTACCAATTGGTCTAGCTCCATACGGTGTTGCTGAAGAAGCCATAAGTTTATTGCCTTTCTTTAATTTTCATAATTTCGACGTTAGCGGTTACCGCCAAACGCCACACGAGTCTTTCTATCAGGTGCGAGAACTGGCATCCGAGGATCGTTCTCACGCATATAACTGTTGTCAACGGCTTGCATCTGTGAATCAGCGTGCTTCTTAAAATACTCACGCCTTTCCTGTACCACCTCTTCGGGTGCCTTGCAGAGTAGCAGTCCACCGACCTCAATGTTTCCCTTTTCACCCCACTCAGATTTATGATCACTCATAATCTGGAGTTCGGGATGATCTTCAGCACGAACTGGTTCCCAACCTTCCCTAAGTCTCTTGGAAACATTGGTATTGTCCGCACTTCCAACCATTGATGTTCTTATCCACCTAAATACCCAGCCATCTTGTGGGGTGGGATCTGGTAGAGTTGATGCAGGTTCCCATGATTTACTACGAGTCTCACTTTTACGAGTCTCTAGTTCTCTGGGTTTCCTGGCAGCACGCTTTTTAGCCATTAGACCATCTCCTTCATCAGTTGTGTCGCATATTGTTGTGGTGTTAAGCCCAGGCGTTTAGCGAGTCTTACCTGTGTTTGTGTCAATTGTACTTTTCTCTGAATCGCTCCACCACTATTTCTAGAAGCGGGAGCAACTACAGGATTTGCTCTTTTACGAGTAGATGCAGCTTCGACACTAACTTGAGTGTCTCCACCGAAATGCGACGGAAAAACTTCTCCCATACGTTTATCAATTAATTGATAGTACTCATCAGTGTCTGGGTCAATACCTTCATTTACAAGTCGCTCATGTACACCATAAGCAAAGCTTGTCATTTCTGTATCTGTGCCAAACCACTCATTAGCTCCCTGCCACTCTACTGCTTTAGGGTCAGGCTCTATAGCAGGTGCTGGATCATAAGGTTGCTCGCTTTCTTGTTGCCCCTGCTGGGCCATTACATCTTGTTTCCACTTTTCTATAATTTTTCTAGACACCGAAGGTGCATATGCTTGAGCAAGCTGTGCATTAGTCAAGTTCTTCTGTGCTTCAGCTATAGCATCCGCATCACCTGACCCATGTGCCTTCTTAAAGTTTTCTTCAGCAAGTAAAAGCTGGTTATCTGCACGATTTTTTGCCTGTTGCGTCAATGCAGACTGAGAATCCTGAACTAACTTCACTAATCTTTGGTTTTCTACCTGAAGTTGCTGTGTATAGTTGACAGCTTCGTTAGATAACCTTTCCGAAGACTCTTTTGCCCTACGTTCTTCGTGAAATTGTTTTTTTAGCTTGTTAATACGTTTTTGAACCTTTGTTCCGTAGTCAGCAAGCTCATCTTCGTCCCCTGCAGCAGGTGCAAACCTCTGATCCTCTTCTGGTCGGTCATCAACCACCTCAATATCGACTTCTGCAGCTTCAGACTCAGCCGATTCGGGTTCTGGTGGATCAATTGTCGTTCTTACACCTAAAAACCTGTCTTCATTGCTTGATCTTCCCGTTTCTTCACTCATATTAAGCCCTTTCTATGCCTCTGGGGTCTTCTACGACCGCCTCTACAGTGTCATCATTGATTAAACGAAATTCTTTACCATGAATTTTAATTCTAGTGCCACTGAAAGCCCTAAATATCACCCAATCACCGTCTTTGCAGTAAGGACCAGTGGGAAATCTACTAAAATCAGAGTAAGCATCAGTTCCAACCTTCAACACAAACCCTACAACGGTAGAAATTGACTCTTCATGCTGGGATGTGTGTGATTTTATGATGCCACCCTCTGTTGTTTCGTCTATCTCAGGAAGTGCAATCAATAATTTGTAACCTGAAGGCTCAGGTAGCTGTGATGCAGTCCGAAGAAACTCTTTCTCTTCGGCAAGTGTGGTATCTTCTACTTCTTGTGCGAGTGTAGTCATGTGACCTCTCGTTAAATTGTGGCATCCTTACGGAAGTTGCTCTTCTAATTAGAAGGTTTTCTTTTTTTACTAACTTTTTCATTTTTAGGGATTGCCCAAAGCCGTCCCTCTTCATCAAACTCAAAATGAAATGGTACTTCTTCTGGGTCAACCCACTCGTCTGCCTCTTCGTCAGAAATTATACCAAAATACTGAGCAAGTCGAATCGAAGTTTTCCACTTCAAGGTTACATATCCCTCAACTTATCCTCTAAATCAATAATTTCTCGCTCTGCATACGCCAAACCCTCTATAACTCCGCACATTTTACGGTATTCCTCCATGTCTGACGCTGAGCCTACTGCCAAATGATCAGCAATTTCGTTCATTTGGCTTCTAATTCTCTTTTTAAGTAAAGATAAAACATCATCACCCACCTTTAGGCTCCTTTCCTTTTTCTTTTTCTGCTAATTCAGCCATAAATTTGTCTGTATCAACACCAAATTTAAATCCTTCAGCCTCTTGTTCGGCTTCAAACTTTTCTAAATCGGCTGCAAGCTTCTGTGTTTCCAAATTAACCTTGGCGGCCAACTCTTTTTCATCCATATCTATGCCTGCCACTGCTTTTTCCCGATCAAGATCAAGCTTAGCAGTATCTAATTGTTGTTTTGCTTGGTCAACTTGCTGTTTCCTTTGAACATCCATCTCACGAATATCAAGCTCACGCTCTCTTTGTTTCACAATTGGATCTTCTTGCTGTGCTGCCATCTGCTCAGCCTGTGCTTGCTGCTGTTTCTTGCCCATCATTTGATCAGCAGCGTCGGCAATCATAACACTAAGTTGTTTTTCTATGTTCGGAGGTAGCGGTTCTCCAACTGGTGGAAGTGGTGCTCCAAGTTCTTCTTCTATCTGCCTACGGAATACAAATGCCAAGTGTTCACGAACATGTGCATCCAACGCACCGCTTACTGCACCACCCGAAGGACTGTTCTGAACCTCCTGTGCAAGTTGCGGATCATTCTTAAGTGCCATATGAACTCGCATATGTGCTTCGTGATCCTGATATTCATACGCTTTAACAGGAGCAAGTGTAAGCATGTCTTGATTTTCTGTTACAGGATCTTTAGGTGGCACTTCTTCTTGGTTCGGAACCACCTTGTCAGCATTAGGTATACCTATTAGATCCATCATTTGACGATGAAGCAATGGCATATCATAAAGATTCGGAGCCTGTGCAGCCAATTGCAGTGCAGCCTGATATTGCATAATTCTTTGAGCCATGGTTGATGCATTAGGATCAGACACTGGCACAACATCTATGCGATCATCAAAGTCCTCAAGCTTAATTGCTTCACCCTCATCTGTTTCGTAGGGATAAGCGGGATCTGTATAGTCAGCAATTATTTCTGATAGTATTTTATATTCTTGCTTTAGGCTTGCATGTATTCTCGCCTGAATAGCAGACTGCACCTTCATAGCTCTTTCCATGATTGCAAGAGTAGTTCCCACGGGAGCCTCTTGATTCATGTCTGCTACTTTAAGGTCGGCCATTGACGCAAAGCGTCTGCCTTCTTCGACGATATTACCCAGTAACTGATAAAGGACCGAACTAGGTTCCTTATAAGGAAGGAAGGTGATGTTGTCACGAATCGCCCCGCCTGGGACATCAACGTCTCTAAACTCTCCTGGCATGATAGGCGTGTCATCGCCTTTGATTCTAAGTCCACGAGTTTTCAAACCTCCAGGTAGATTGGATAGTGTGCCCGCATCAACCAACTGTCTAAGTAAGCTGGTCGCAGATTTGGCTAATCCTCCAATCATGTGGATTAAGCCAAGGTTGTAGAATCCGATTCCTGGAACGTAGCCGTAATGTACAAAGTGTTGTTTTTTCACTCTGTGCGGATCTTCTTCAGACCAATTCCTATAAATAGAAAGAACGGTGTCGCTGCCTTTATCAATCGTAATTACATATGGCAACGCAACCCCGTCTTCGTCCTCATATCCAGGTAAGTCTATATCGGCATGCATTTCAAGAAGTTGGTGTCGCTCATCATTTTCGTAAGACGGACGCACGCCTCCAATTTCATTGTATTTATCTGTAATAGAATTGTCTTCTATATTGGAGGGCGTTAGTTCTACATCCCGATAAAATCCACTAACCTGTAACTTTCTAATCTGATTAGTGCTACGATTCATTACGTGTGTATATCGTTCTGCATGTTGTAACTCTCCCTCATTGTACGCAACTACAAAGTCCTCAGCAGGAACGAACATAGAAGTAGGTCTGCCCAACGAAGGGTCGAAATAAATCTTACGAAATGCAGAACCAGCAAGAGGCAAACTAAAAAGTAGTTTTTCTGTTTCTGAGCGATACTCAGTCATTACCTCAATAAGTTGGTAATTTAAATATTCCTGAACACGCTTTGCTTGCTTTTCTCTTTCAGGAGTAAACTTGCCCCAAATATGAGTTTTGACTGGACCCTGTGCTGGCATAATCTCTTGAATAGTCTGGGCTTGAAATCGCACTACTGCCTCAGAAAGCATTGGATGAAATACGCCACATGCTCCAGCCCATGGGGTTGTACGCTCTTCAATCTCCAAGCCTAACTGATCTAGCCCTTGTTCATAGCTTTGTTCCCAGTCACCCCTGCTGGATTTATCGGATTCAAATTTTCCAACAAGTTCTGAACCAAGGCTTTGTAGTTCGCCTTCGTCTATAAAGTCAGCAAGATTGGAATCAAACGAATCCTCTTGCATCATCATATCAGCCATTGGATCAAAGTCGACCATCATGCCGCCATCATCCATTTCGACTAACAGTGATTCACCATCAGCCTCTTCTTCAGCAAGCGTCACTTCTTGGGCAATCTCTTCAGGACTTACACCAAGTTGTTCAAGCTCACTAATAATAGGTTCAATTGCTTTGTCTATCGCCACAGGCTATTCCTCTGCATTATTGTATGACATACACAATGAGAAAATATAACTCCAGAGTCAACCATTAATAATAATCTGCTTTTCTATTTAAAAGAAACTCTTCTTCCTCTTCATCGCTTGCTATCCTTATAAATCCTCCTTGACGAAACCTTAAAAGAGCTTGCGTAGAAGAGTCAACCAAGTCGTCGTGATCACCAGTCGGAAAGGCAGCAAACTCCTCAACTACCAATTCTGCCCATCTTGTTTTTGGTGCCCACACATGCCCAGAGGAGAATAAATCTGAAATCGCATTTACTCTAGCAATTTTATCTTTACCCCTGCTGGGTACATACTCACCCACAGGTATACCCATGCGACGCAATTCAAATATCAATGGAGTCCCTGCAGCTTTAGCTTCTACAATAAACGCATCAGGTTCGTACTCTTTATACATTTCATAAGCACGTGCCTTAAGATCAGGAAATTCTAATCTCTCCTGAAATGCATCTAAAAGAATAATACTTGATATATTATCTTCATCTGTAAAAACCCCCCAGGTGGTACACGCACTATAGTCAGCAGTTTCCTTTGCAAGAAATGCAGTATCCCAAGATTGAATAATAAAATCACAAGGGGGTGGCCGTTTCTGTGTCCACTCTTTCCACCACTCCCTTTTTATAATTGCACCTTCTTCTGACGAAGGATCTTGCTGATACTGGGCACTCCACTTACCAATAGGTAGTTCTGCCTTCAGTGCTTCTAATTGGTCGAGTGGCCAAAAGCCAGGCCACAAAGATTTGCCACTAGGAAGTATGGCAGGAAATTCTATAACCTCCCACTCATCACCACCCCTTTGGATAGATGACTTCATAATACTTCCCGTTAAATCTTTTTTTGACCAACGGGTCATTACCAAACATATCGCACCGCCAGGCTGTAGTCTTTGGCGAGGACCAGAGGTATACCACTCATATGTTTTGTCATATACCGAAGGATCGTTTAATGCAGCTTCCTGTTCAGAATGCGGGTCATCAACAATTAAGATATCTGCACCCTTACCTGTTACGGCACCACCTACACCAATAGCGAAATATTCTCCTTGCTTATTTGTACTCCATCTTCCCGCAGCCTTAGAGTCTGTACTAAGTGCAACATCTTTAAATATTTTTTGATAATCCTCTGAGCCAACAAGGTTACGAACCTTACGACCAAAGCCTACAGCAAGCTCCGCAGTATGTGCAGTCTGAATTACTTTTTTATCAGGAAACCTTCCAAGGTACCATGCTGGAAAAAGATGAGATGCAAACTCTGACTTTGTATGACGAGGAGGCATATTTACAATTAGCCTCTTCAGGGACCCGTCTGCAATTCTATTAAACGCATCTGCCATGACCTTGTGATGGTCACCTTCAATAAAGGCGGGCCAAACTTCTTTTACAAAAGCAAGAAAGTCTGTGTGTGCAATGGTTCTTGTTCTGGCATCTGACAGTTCATCTAATAAAATAAGAACTTCTTTTCGGGTATCAGGTGCCAGTGTATCCAGCCGTTTGGTTATTGTGGCTAAATCTAGACTCATTAATCTATAACAGTTTGAAAATGATAAAAAATTATTTCAGCCTCTTTTCTTAGTTTTTCGGCAAGTTCTGTTTTGTTCTTCTTTGCTGCACGCTGAGACTCCATAAGCAGTTGACCATATCTGTGTAATTTATCAGAGGGTTTAGCCACGCCTGATTTTCCTCTCATTACGTGAGCGATTGCTTCCTTGTCTTTTTGCCTTCGTTTCTCTGAGATAGCTTTCGACATCCTTTACCTCCTCCGTTGCTAAGTCAACAACATACTGTGCAAGTTTATACCACTTATGACTATTACGATTATAACCTAATCCTTGAAGGTAGTTTTCCAAAATCTCATCAGCACTCTTTCCTATATACTTTGCCTTGCCACTACTTTGTCTGGAAAAATATTTAGGAAAGTTTTCAATTAATGTTTCGGCTGTGTAGCCACGAGCTATGTAACCACTCCGATCACGCATAGCAGCAATCTGGTAAGCTTCCACGGCCTCCGCAAGAACATAAAGAAGATCTTCTAACACTATTGGTTCAAAAACTTTTTCAGCCATCAATTACAAGATCTTCTCGTTTACATTCAATCCATACGTGGGCACCACATGATAATGACTTTCCAGGAGAGTACACAAGTTTACTGGGTCCATTAATCTGAATTGAATCGGTGTATGTATTGTCCTTGTATGTTTTAATAGAAAACACAGGACGGGAGTCACTAGGGTTTTTTTTGTTGTATTTGATGTTGTGCTGATTTACATGTATTCGAGCCTTCACAAAACACTCCCCTTAGTTAATATTATCTATTATTACCTATATAGATAATCTATACTAGGTAACTTAGACTTAAATATCTAGACTTATAACCTAACCTAATGTTATTCTAGATAACTAAGTTAGTTATTATGGTGCCTGAGAAATGGTGTGAGAGAGAGAAGAGAGAGGTGTAAACATTAAATTTTTGCTGTAGGATGTGCAAAACAGTGTTTTATGGTATCGCCTCTCCCTACTCCTCAGCGGGGGGGACCACCCTACTGGGGTCACCAGCGAACCCAAAAAGCCCCCAAAAGCAAAAGCATGGAGCTACCCCTCCACCCCCAAAAAGCCCTCCCTCGCCCTGTTTTTTTTTCAACCCCCTTTCTTGCCCGATCATTCACCGACCAGTCCACTAGCACGACAACACACCTCCAACTCACCGTAGAGACAGGCGATACCATTTCTATCTATCTGTGATTTGACACCTTACTCAGCGTTAGAACACCCAATGTTTAGCCCTTCGCCTGACTGAGCCATCCTTGATTTTAACGATGAAAAAAGATAGAAAATCTAGCCATTTTGTCTAGGCGGTGTAGCATACCTAGACAAAATACCTAGACTGAAGCCCTAAAGGGTTTTCTATTTTGTTTCATAGTGAAAATCAAGAATAGTCAGCCGAAGGACCAAACATCGGGTGTTCTAGCGGGAGCAAGGTATAAAAATCCCAGATGGCTAGAAATAGCCTCTCCTCCTCCCCTACGACGAGTCGAAGATGTGTTGCCCCGCCAGCGGACCGTTCGGCAAATGATCGACCAAGAAAGGCAGCAGCCCCCTTTTTTTTGTATATAAGTTAATAGCTTGAATACTCCGATTAAGGGATTGCAATCCTTATACTATAATCCCCGTGATGGGATGATGATCTCTCCTGCTAGTTCCGAGGGGTGAGGCTCACCATCTACCACGAGTGGAAAGGTCTGCCTACTAATAGAGAGGAGATCAACCCTTCAGCCTCGTGGCAGGAGCGAACGCTAGTTCACGGTTCGCCTGTAAGCACGAGCATGGCCTATCCGTGAGGACGGACGTTGGGTTGGTCTCTATTAGATCTTGGTCGACAGCAGGTTACCAATCGCCTAACAAGTTTTGTTGTACCGTGTGGTGGTCACGTTAAAACCCACCCAGGCGATCAGACCACAAGGGTCTGGCCTGTTACCTTTGCGGGGACGAAAGGTCCCCGAAGGAGTAGTAACCATGGCTAATACAGCCAAAGTAGGGTCCATCAGTTTCGACAATTACGTTAAAACTGTGGGAAGAAGCGTTGGACAGGCCGCTGCGGTCGAGGCTAAAACCGAGACACAGGCGGGCCACGATAAGGATAAGACTGTTCTTGCTGCCTTGAAAGGGGCGAGATCGCTTTCGGCTAAGATAGCGAAAGATCCAGATCGGAAAAACGCAGGAATCAACAGAGCACTCTGTGATTTCTACGATATCCAACGTAACACTGCTAGGGAAACTAGGTACGCTGACTACGATGAGGAGTTGAGGCTTCACAACCTCAGCATTCCTGAAGTAGTCGAGGAGTTTGTATCTGGCAACACCAACGTTCTTAGGGGTGAGCAAGTTTTCAACTTGGCTAACACAACTAAGAAGGTTGCATCGGAAGCTAGGTCTAATGCTCAGTCAGCTGTTGATAGTGACGAGAGTCCAGTGATCCACTTCCATGAAGATGCGAAGCAGCAGACCCTTACAACCTATACTAGATACACGCCAGCACCATTGGCGAGTAAGAAGGAGTATGGGGCCTCTGGGAGAAACCGTGTAAACACATACGTCGACCTGTATACGATGTGTGGATTCTTTCTTGATCCTAAGAGAGACACGGATGAGGTTGATTTCCTACTGGAACAGCTTAATCCTGCTCTGACTTCTAAGAAGTCGAACAAGATGTTGCCTGTATCAGACCGTATGCAGGTTCTTATGAACCGTATGCGTGAAGTCAAGATCACGAAGAGTACTATGCCGATAGCCACAGTCCTTGACGGTGAAGGTCATCGACACGTGCAGAATGCATACGAGAATCTTTCAGATTCTCAGCTGAAAGCATTGGGATTATCCGCAAAGGTAGAGGAGGTTCCTTTGAACCAACTCCATTCGGACTTCTTGCAGGAGAAGAAGGAGAAGGCTCAAAGGGTGAAGCTTCTAACTCGTAATATCAAGGTACTTGATATTGAATGCGGGTTAGAGGAACTACACATAGTCAAAGCTAACAGATACGCAAAGGATTAAGTCATCCTGGGTTAGCGTAGACTAAAGTTCCCTTCAACCGAGGGAGTGGGGACTCACCGCCCTGCTCCCTCACAAAGGAGTTAGTTATGGCTACTGCAAATATAGTCAAAGAGTGTCCTTGGTGTGAAACGTCACATGTTGTTTGTGGCATTCCCATGAAGGAGTTTATCGACTACAAAACTCGCCCAGAAGCACTCATACAGGATGTTCTTCCTAGTCTAAGTGCGGATGCTCGTGAGGTAGTTAAGACGGGTATATGTCCCCCGTGTTGGGAGGATCACTTCAATGCATGATTTGAAGCCCTCCCAAAAGGTAACCAAATTGTTTCTGGCCCATGGCCTCGTTATCAAACGCTTTGAGAGACAAGTGGTTGTCTACAGTATAAAATCTGAAAGCACTAACCTTCAGGTTTTCAAAACCGTTCAGGAAGCGAGGACTTCCTGCGGTATCCTTTAGTACACTTTACATGCATCACCTGCTCGTCTCTACAACGAGTAGGTGCTGCCAAGGAGATTGGTATGAGACCGAGACGTAAGAAACATCTAGAAGTAAGCAGGACACTCTTCACGGTATACAAAATGATCGTGTCCCTGGAGCCGATGCCCGAAGACGATCCGAGGCATCCAAACGGCCATGCAATGCGGAGATTTAAAGTTGCAGAAGCGTTTGTCAAGCTTGCCTTAGACGTCAGGCGAGAAGAGATCATTAACGATCATAAGGCAATTGTCAGGGAGGGAACATAAAATGAGACTATCAAAAAAGCAACAGATAGTATTCATCAAAGGTGTTACCCGTGCATTAGTAGAACAGTATACTAGCCTTGATAATCCTGGGTTTTGTTACACCTGTGGAAAGGAAAGAGATGGCTGTGAACCAGATGCCATCAAGTATGAATGTCCAAGCTGTGGTGCATCTGCGGTATATGGACTTATGTACGCAGCAGAACATCCAGTTATGCGTACAGAGGATGGTAAAAGACATCTCAATAAGGCGATAGACCTTTATGAGAAAGAAAGAAACAGATAGGGTAACCTGACCGAGGTGCGTGGGTTCAACTCCCACCACCTCACATACACGGTAACCTGCTGAACTGTACTAACCTAGAGTTCCTTTGGCACTTTAGGCATCCTAAGACTAAGGGCCTCACGCATTAGTGATCGGGGGGGAGGAGTCTGATACTGTTGCCCCACCCCACACCCCCCACACCCCGCCACCCACCCCGCCCAACCACCCACCCCACCCCACCCCAAAGCCCCGCCCCCTGGTTCGGTCGCCCGACAAGGGGAAAAATTTTCCCCCACTAGTGTATCTCTGTAGCTAGTATCTATTTAGCTAGGGTACGGGTACGATCGGGTCGAGGGGTTGACAAAATACCACCCTAGAAACTGGTTCGGTCGTCTGGTTCGGTCGTCACCATGAGGTTCAGCTACAGGGGGAAAAATTTTCTCCCCTATTAAAACCCAGTTTAGCACTTAAACCTAATGGTAAGTTACGCCTCTGCTCCGAATAAGATACCCAGCTTCTCAAGCAACTCCTTCTCTACATCTTCGGGTGACCTATGCTCAAACGTGACATGGGTACTCTCGTCGAACAACCCACCCGTTTTACCTAGTAGCTCAAGTGCCCTCACTCTGGTCGCTGCTGGGTTCCTATCATTGATGGCCTCATCCTGCAACTTCTGCATAATCCAGTCGTTGCTTAGCTTTTGATGGGCCTTGTGTGCAGACCTAGTCTGTACCTTCAGCGATTCAATTGCCTCTTTCACCTTCGGATTCTTTGCGAGTGCAGATGCTTCATTGTTCACGACGTTGTCGCTCATCTTCGCAGTGTTGTACGCCTTACGATAGGCCTCACTAAAGCTATCGCCTTCAGCTACAAAGCCTGCAAAAGCAGACTGTTTCGGGGTCATGGTATCGCCATTAGACATAATAGATAGGGTACCATGACGAATTTCGTATGTCAAGGGAGAAAAATTTTCCCCTACGGCTGAACCTTAAGGGTAGCGTTCAGCACTTACATATAAAAGAGAAATTGGTTAAATTTATATATTGAGAAAAACACATTGGTCCCATACCAAGAGGGGGAAAAATTTTCCCCCAAGAGGGAACCTAGCTGAGAGGAGATAGCCAATGGCTACCGAAAGCAGGGAAAAGGTTAAGAGGTATATCAAAACTATGGGCTACTTACGGAAGGTTCACTCCGTATACTACTGGAAAGCCTATTACGAAGCCACTAGTCTAGCCCAAGCATACAATATGCTCAGACAGTTGGACCCAAGAGTAACCAAGCCATTCATACCCAACAAGGCTACTCAAGCGAAGTTTATTGAGACCACCAGTGCCTACACACTAAATCGTACTCGCCCCAACCGAATAGTTAAGGGGAAGAAGGGGTACTGGTATGCCTAAACCAACGAGCAAGCGAGGATGGAGACAGGTGCTAACGTTGCGTTATTTCAAGGTTGATGCACGTGACTGGCAAGACATTCCCAGGAAGCCATTTGTAGATGTAGAGTTACAAGAGGTGGGTTGGGAAGCAGTGGAGTACAGAAGGAAGTTTGGTTGGAGGACAATGGAGGGACACTAGTCAGGGGGAAAAATTTTCCCCCAAGTTTTATTTTAACGGAGGTAGTTATGAGAGTAATCAGGAAGGTAAGGGGTCGGGTTGTATCTGATCACACGTACCACAACATGATTGTAAATGCACCACGATTCGTGGATGCGAAACCACCACCATCACACACTGAGCGTAAGCGTATAGCTGAAGCTAAGAAACAGCCCAAGCAAAAGCTAACCCAGCAAGACAAAAATAAATTGCAAGCATGGACACAGCAGAGGAGGTCTGTATGAGTTACAAACCAGCAGATGGTTACCCAGTTAACAGGCCATATATCGCAGATGGTTTGCATTATTCCACGCTAGGAAAAGAAGTCAAGTTCTATTCCAAAGACAACTATGGAACGACGCATTACTATCCAGCGAATGAGCTTGGTCACTTGATCATGTTCATAGCAAACACCAGGACCTTATCACCCGACTTGATAAGAAGGCTGAAAGAATCGTATGCAATAGAGTTCACCGAAGTACTAAACCCCAACAGAGAGAGGTGAGTGATGAAACAGTTTAGGGAGAGGTTTGATCGTGAGATCAATGACAGGTTAGAAGATTACAGGCCAAGCGAAATCATTATGCACAGTGATAAAGATCCATTTATCAGAAACCTGAACGAGTTGATAGAGTTGCTTCTAGTCTTGGTTAAAGAGCATCCAGAAGCAGGGAATGTGGGGGTGCAGGTATTGGAAGAGTGGGAAGCTTGCGATGAGTGTAGTGACCAGCAGTTAGCTAACCACTGTGTGGATTTCAAAACACAGATTATATACAACCCAACTGGTAGCCATGGGCATGAGCGAAGTGGTTGCGTAATCATTAGAGGAGGTGAGTGATGAAACTGTCAGTAGAGGTGAGCTTTAACTACAAGATTAAGGTGCCAAGTGAGTGGCGTAATGAGTGGCCTTGCTCCAGGCTTGCAGGTAAAGAGATCAACGTGACATTAAATAATCTTGGAGAGGTGGAAGACTGGTTCATTGCTGATGGACCCTTCTATCCATCCATTGGAGTCGATGTAGAGGGTGCAGAGTTGGATGCAGTGTTGGAGAAATTTTCCCCCGAAGATGTAAAGAGACAGGTGAATCTTACTACAGAAGCGTGAATAAGAATTTTAATTAAATATATTTTTATTGCTTTTCAGGCAGGAAAAATTCTTTTACCGAGAGGAGGAAGTATGAGTGTGCCAAAGCAGTATCACTACGAAATGAAATTAAGTCACAGTGTATTAATTGAAGTGAAGCCAAATGAAGAGATTGCAGAGTTGTACTTTGATGCCGTTGACTTAAAGAAAACGATTGATGGCTACGATGCCGATGACTACCCCGATGACATGAGGCTACGTGACACACCAAAATGTGGGGAAAACTTGAAGAATGCAATGACAACAGCAGGTGATTTGATTGATAACATTTTGCACATAGTTACAAGACTAGACGACCGATGCCCAAAGGAGGGAGCATGAATAAGAATTTTAATTAAATATATTTTTATCCTAGCAGCCAGCCGCAGGAAGTGCAAATTCTGGGGAAAAATTTTCCCCCTAAAAAAGAGAGGTAAATTATGGGTTATGATTTATACAAAGTAAAGAATGGAGAGGTAGTCGATGTTGATTGGAGTAACATAAAAAGAGGAGAATACTTTAGGGAAAGTGTTTGGGGTTGGAAGCCCTTGTGGCAATTCATATGTCTGTGTGTAGGGTCAGGAATACTCACAGAAGAGGATCAACAACAGGGTTGGTATAATAGTTGCCACTATATCGACGGAGCGAAGGCTCTCAAATTAGCAGATGTTCTTAGGGAAATAATAAAGGATGGATCACACATTGATTACGTCAGTAAAAGAAACGAAAGGCTAGATGATTTGCCACTTGAGGACTGCGATCTGTGCAATGCGACAGGCTTTAGGTATGATGAACACGTGAATGGTGAGTGCAATGGGTGTCATGGCGAGGGAAAGAAGAAATCATTTGAAACCTACTACAGATTAGATGTTGAATCTATAGAACAATTCGAAGATTTCTGCCGACATAGTGGGGGTTTTGAGATTCATTAAACTTTTAATTAAATATATTTTTAACCACGAGCAGGATAGAACTTATCACGAGGGAGTTATAAACAAATGCATTGGAACGACAGAAAAAAATACGTCTCAGAAAAACTAAAGGAAACAGTCTGGCATCTTACCAACATACGACACGACCTAGATGGGTCACGTAAAAAATGTGAGTGCTGTGACGATATGAAATGGAGGAATGAGCGAGAAGGTAGGTTGAAGATGGAGTTAGGTGGATTGATCAAGAAGGCACAAAGGTTGGAGAGTAGAATAGATAAGATGTAATAAGCTATAATATATAGGTCAACAATTAACAGATCCTTGGGAAAGGTGGATCAGGAGTGTACAAAAAATAAAAAATTAATTAAATTTAAGTATAAGTTTTAGGAGGAGGAACCAAGTAGTTTTTTTTCAAGGGGAAAAATTTTCCCCCTAAAGAGAGGAGGTCAACATGGCCAAAAGTAACAGGGAACACGAAGGGTTCCAGATTACAGTCAGCTTATCCGAAGCTGAACCGATGATTCAACAATGCTTTGATCTAGGTCTGCCTGTTGTACTAGCAGGGCCACCTGCTATGGGCAAGACTGACCTAATGAGAAGGATGCTCACTAAGGTTCTGCCTGAGTCTAGGGGTATTGATCCATCAAGCATTGTACATACTAGAGGTGGTGCTAGGCCCAAGAAAGGTCAAGCGTGCTACATTGAGTTTAATGGGAACAACATGGACCCAGAAGACTGGGTGTATCCAGCTTTTATGGATGGTGGGTTGGCACACCAAGTGACAACTAGCTTACCATGTTCGGATAAGACATGGCTACCACCTAAAGATCTAGGTCTCATCCTTGTAGGTCTTGAAGAGATAGGTAAAAAGCCAGAGAACATGAAATACTACTCGCAATTAAAAAATGAGAGAGCATTAGGTTCTAATTACGAGGTGCCTACCCAAACGTATTTCATGTCTACGACCAACAACTCTGATGATAACACAGGGTCATTTCATATGACATCTGATTTCATCAGTAGGGTAGTGATACTGCAAATAAGAAATAGTGCAGAGGATTTTCTCAACTACCACAGAGGTGAGCTACATCCACTGATTGTGTCGTGCATAAAATTTAGTCCCGATAAATTTCTTTTTACCCAGAAAGATGCCGACATAGGTAAGCCGTTCGCAGGGCCACGTACCATTTGGAGATTAAACAATATGCTGAACAGCGGATTGGATCTAGACTTCAAGCCTAACGAGGCGTTGATCTATGGAATGGTGGGGACAGGTGCGACATCACAATTGTACACGATGTACAGATGTTTCATTAATCTCAGCAACCTAGATAAGTGGATCGAAGATCCGCAAGATCACATGGATGAGATCAGAGAGTTGGTTGGATTCAACACAGCAGGGCTGAAAACTCAGTACGCAATGGTTGCTATGCTGATGAAGAAAGTTGAGAAAGATCCAACTGTAGTAAACAAAGTGTTCCCATTCTTGGAACTCTTTGACAACGAGGAGTTGGAGGTAACCTTTGGCCACATGGCAAGCGTTGCAAATCCAGACACAACTAAGGAGCCAGAGTACGTGAAGCACGTGGCTAAGCACGCCAACAACTTCTATTTCTAACCAAGGGGAAAAATTTTCCCCCTAAAAAAGAGAGGTGAGTATGACTGTAATTGGACACCCACAAAGTGGTGACCACCAGAGTGACATTAGGGTCATTAAGAATGTGATAAAAGAAAAGTCAAAAATATTTTCTTTTGCCCCAGGTAGCTGGCAACTGCTTGGGCCACTCCCAATCAGGGGAACTAGGGAGTGCGAAACCTTTGCGACCGATGGCAGAGAAATCATAGTCAATCCAGATTATGCAATCACTCTGAATTATCTAGAGATACGTGGAACACTACTGCATGAAGAGGAACACGTTAGCAAACGACATCACCTAAGGAGAGGTGATCGACTACCTCTCGCATGGAATTATGCTTGCGACTACCAGATTAATGGCGAGCTAGTTAGGGGTAGTGGATATGGAACACTATACACATTGCCCGAAGGCTTTCTGTACGATGATCTGTATTCCAACTGCAATTGGTCAGTCGAAAAGATCTACAACGACATGATCCAAAAGGGTTGGAAGGAACCACCAGACAGTGAGGATGGTGGTGGAGTCGGTGAGGTGTTGGACTCACCAAATGCCGATGATCCCGATGCGAACAGACAGGAGCAAGAGGAGATCATGGAGCGTGTGCGTGATGCAGAACTGTTAGAGAAAGCAGTTAGTCGGGGAGGGCAAGGTAGACTAAGAGATAATGTGAATGATGAGTCGGACAGGGGTACTGCATCCCCAGAAATCATTCGCCAGTTTTTACGAAAGACTTTTACTCAGACTCGTAGCTTTAGGAGACCGAATAAAAGATTCTTAAGTAAAAATATATTGTTGCCGTCACGTGCAAAGGTGGTGAAGGATCTGTACGTTGCGATTGATTCGTCTGCTTCTGTTGGTATGACTGAGTTTGAGCAGTATAGAAAAAATCTGATTCGGTGGGCAAATGAGCTTAAGCTACAGAAGATTCATATTGCATATATTGATAGCCGAATACACAAAAACCCTGACACCAATGAGCCATGGTGGACCATTGATCTGACGAGTGGCAGGGGGGCCAATGCTATGGAGCTAGATGTCCATGGCGGTGGTGGCACATCCTTTGATCCCATCTTCAAACACATAAGAGATAAGGATGAGGGCCATAAGATAGGTGCATTGGTCTATTTCACTGATGGGTATGGATATGTAGAGGACATAACCAGTGTGCCATATCCTGTGTTGTGGATTACGTCAGCCGTTTCACCCAACTTCATCAATGAAGATGGAGATTATTGGGAAGGTTTTGGAGCCGTAGTAGAAATATAAATTTTAACTGGAGGATAATTTTATGTCGCAAGACACGAAGAAGTTTTTCGAGAGTTGGGTTATCACAGGGCTAGAAGTAGAAAAGTGGGGGACAGTGAAGCAACACAAACAACTCGCCTATGAGGGAGCGAAGGCTGTTGGAGTTGCTACCTATAGAGCGAAAGGTGCTGTTGCTATCCTTGATGAGGGGATTACACGTGCAATTGATAAGCCCATAAGGATAGCTCGTAAGGAGTTGAAGGAGATGACAGTGCCGTGGTCATCTTCTATGAACGACAGTAATGGCGGAAGGATTAGTGGTAATGAATACCTATTATCTCCAGATGATGTAGATGAATATCGTAAGATGATGGAGGCACATAAGCACGACTGGGATGTCGTGCTTCAAGATAGGTTGTTTGGTCAATGGGACTTTCTATTGGCCGAAGCTGAAGATGTGCTAGGTAAAGACTTCTTCATGGCGTGTGATTTTCCAGATCTACCCACACTCAGAGAACAATACTCATGGCACGTGAAGTTCGACATACTCACAGACGTAGCCGACATCACGAAAGATGTCAGACTCTCTGCTCCGAAATCTGTGATTGAACACGCAGTAGGTGCCATGGAACAACAGCAAGCTAGTAAGTTTTCTAATGCTGTCTGGCATCTGGCCAATAGCGTGAGAGAAGAAGCAGATAAAATTATATATGGCAAGAAGGGTAAGGGAGGCATAGATGGCTACGTCTACAACCCAGAAAATAACAAGGTTGGTAACACCTTGCCCAGAGGTCCAGGTTGGGAAAGCTTAGCCAACACAGCCGAAAGATTAGATAAGTGGACCAGCACTTTGGACAATGAAAACCTCACTGAAGCATCTAGTATGATTAAGGAATTGGTTGCGGATATTGAGGAGTTAGGCGATGGTGATTTGACCGAAGCTAGAAGTGCCTTGTCTGGTGAGGATAGCACCAAGCGAGATGAAGTACGAGAGAGACTATCCAATATCAAGAATGTAGCAGGGGAGTCGATGGGCAAAAAACTAGATGACTTCCTAAGTTAAATTTCAAATGGAGTAAAATATTATGGATGAAGAAAGCATACTAAATCAACTGACAGACATGGACCCACAAAGCGTTAAGGCAAGATCGAAACGTTTGATTGACGAAAGAAATCTTCTGATCAAAGAATGTTTTGTCGAAGCGAAGAGACACTGTATGAGTGCTAGTACAATGCTTATTGCAATAGAAGATTCTCTATTACAGAATGGTGCGATGGATGCACGAAAGCAAATAGTTGCTAAATTAACTACACTAAGTGGTGCGTTTGATAATGCATTCAAATCTTTAGATGTAAGGAGCGAAGGGACTGATGAATAACATACGAGAAGTTCTTAGACATATAACTCCCATTGAAAAGAGAGAGCCTTTTGAAGATGGAGTCAGAACGAGCAAAGCCAGAAGACTTATCCGTAATCACCTTAAGAAAGCAAAGAAGTTTGGCCACACGCCATCATTAATTTGCCGATCAGGTTACATGGAATTATACGGATGTCTTAATCAGGAATGTGGAGACACGCTCGACTGTTGGGACTCGCCTGAGATTTGTAATGGTGCGTTATCCAGACGGCAATGCGTGAATCCCGTAGCAGGCAGCAGGCTTAAAAATATATTTAAGTTTTATTCTTACCTGCTACGATGGTTCCAAAGGAGGTTTCGTTAAATGAAATTATCAAGAAAATCTATAGACCTGGGCATGGCCAAGCTAGATCTCTATGCTCAAATGATGTACTTGCTTGGTGATGTTCTAAACCTATTCCGCAAGATGACACTATCATTTGAAACCGAAGGAGACTCTGCCAAGATAACAGAGGAGATGTACAACGAGGTGTCGGAAAATATACTACCTCAGATAGCGGACATCTTTGAAAAAGAAGAGGTCCTTGCAAGGAGGATGGATCAAGAAGCGATGGGGATTTTGCAGAATCAAGAAGAGGAGACATTTCATTAAAGAGGAGGAGTTATGGTAGATAGGAGCAGGGTAGACGACTTAATAGAAAAGGCAGGGCTACCCGAAATAGTTAGGTCAGGAATCAGCTTGCATTTTAATGATGTTGACGGACCAGTTTTTATTGAAAGTGTTTGGCTAGAAGATGACACTGTGGATCTTATCTGGCGTGATGCTGACAAAGCAATAGAACTGTTGTTGGATGGAGATGAAGCACGTAAGGGGGAGAAAGATAATGTTAATAGCAGATAAATTTTTAACGAATGGTATGGCGGTGTTTAATGGTATGCCTCCAGTGGTTGTTGACATAGAGGATTCTATGTGGTCAATCAGTCAAGACGAAAAGGATCTCCAGTTTAACACAGGTGGAGAGAGGAGTCTCAAAGATGCTGTGGCCCACAATATTGGTAACCTGATTCTCGACAAGGTGAGTACCTATGGCCCGATCAATGCCAATAATTTAATGCCTCAATACTGGTCGAATATAAAGCCCCCATTCAACACTCTTTCAACAGTCCATGCATCTCGCAAAATCTCTGACTTTCCGCCCTTACTTTCACCATTCCCATGGACATGGATTGAAGCTGAAGTTCCTATCAATGTGCTAAAAGCATGGTTTGGTGTGAATTACAACAAGCGTCAAAGGATACGATGGGCCATGCTATACCAGACAACTCCCCTAAAAGATGGTGTGCTTGAGATTAGTCGTGACGAACCATGGATGTCTGATGCACCATTTAGGCACTGGCAGAATATTGCGAGCTTGGTGGAGGGTGTCGAAACAGATGCGAGCTACTTGGCTACAGCAATCATCTTTGTTGACCTTGGTAAAGTGATGAAAAAAATAGTCGGTCCTATCTCTGCGATGCAATTTTTACTAGACAAGAATGGTTCCTACATGACCGAAGAAACAAATTGGTTTGCAACGTTGGTAGAGGAGGCAATGCAAGATCAATACAATGCGAGTGTGGATGGCAGTGTAGATGGTAATCCAATACACAACATGGACCGAAGTCTTCTTGAAGCTCGAATGGAGTGTGACCAGATGGCTTCATCTGTGATTAACTATGACTCATGGGGAAACATTACGGCTGAAGATGCTAGAATCCCGAACATTGAAGAGGCTATGATGGAAACAATGGTGTCGGCACCCTATAACAGGTTTATGCACAGTAACAAAATTTTTGGTTTTCAATATACGGACTCGTCAGTAGACGTCATGGCTGAGCCTGAGATGACGACACACATTACGACAGACAACATCGTTATCGAAGGAATGAAGTCTTTGCTTTGGTCGATAGGTTTCTTGAATTGCAGTAACGTGGGAACTGTACGTGTTAAAAATAATCCTAAGAAAGAAAGAAAGTTTAAGAAACAAAACAATAGGTTGCCTCTTCAGTATCGGATGATCACAGTTTCGCCTCACTTGAGTCAAGTGAATGAGCATTCAGATGAAGTAGTAAATCAACGAGATCTACCACTTCACGTGGTCAGGGGTCACTTCAGAAAGTACACAAAAGATAAGCCATTGTTTGGCCGACTTCATGGTACCTTCTGGATACCCGCCCATGCGAAGGGGTCGAAGGATCATGGCCAAATCGTCCATGAATACGAAGTCAACAAAGAGGAGGAGTTATGAGATTGTACGAGAGAGTAGCACAAGAGATAGTTAAAGATATTAGTGGGAGATACGAGGAGTACGACAATATAGAACCACTAGAACTTTTTCTTAAAAATCTGCAAGAGATGGACAACCCAGAAGTGACAGAACAATTACAGGCAATGTTGCCAGAGGAGGAAGTATGATATGTCATTTGCCGACAAAGTAGTAGAAGAATTGGTTAACCAGATTAGAGAATGGGAGGATGAGACAGGACTAAGCGAGCTAATACACAGACTAGTAGAGATAGGAGATGAAGAAGGAGTAGCCCACGACATCATAGAGGCATTGGAGGCTTGCCTTGATGATGAGGACAACCATGAGGAGGAGTTATGAAGTGTGTAATATGTGGTTACGAAATACGAGGGTTTGGCAACAACGCATTGCCAGTGAAGGTTGGACAATGTTGTGGCACGTGCAACGATACCGTTGTCATACCGAAGAGGTTGGCAAATGTGTTTGGTGCATCTAGGCCCCAAAAAAAACCCCTTGACCAGTGAGTACGGAGATACTCAGTGACCAAGGGAGAAGGATGGAGGAGGTTCCTTCTGTTTTTTTACTAACCAAAATTCTACGAGAGAGGAGTATCGTAGATGGTTCAACTTATTATGAAATTTTGTGCCAGTCAACAGCACGCAGGCAGCAGGTTTTAAAATATATTTAAGTTTTATTTTTTCCACATCGTTACGGGGGGTGAACAATGAAAATAAAGGATGACTGGATGGATGTAGCAATAGCAGATGAGAGACAAACTTCACTGTGGAGTGACGAGTCCGCAGAACTTGAGCCTGAGGAGGCCAACGGAGTGCCTGACCTTGACCACCTGAGAGAGTTGTCCAGGGAACCTATATCAAAATGCAAGCACTGTGGTGGACGCAGTAAGGTGTACGGATACAAGCTAGGCTCCTACACTAGAGTTCTGTGTTGGCTTTCCTATATGGAGAGACAACACGGGCCAGGAGACTACTACCATGTACCTTCTTCGGGAGCAATTAATGGTGGAGGCGACTATGCTAAGCTGAGATTTTGGAACCTGATTGAAGCTATGCCAAACTCTGATAGCAACAAAAGATCATCGGGCATGTGGAGGCTCACGCACCTTGGTCGAGAATTTGTATTTGGTAGGACAACGGTTAGTTCAATATGCTACTACCGACACCCAGAGGGTGGCGTATTAGGATTTGAGCCTGAACAAATAAGTATCGTTGAAGCACTTGGCAAACATTTTAGCTATCCATCACTAATGAATGGATACACCACAACAAAAGCCAGGAGGTAGGATGGAACTATTTCTTGTTTATATGTTTCTCGCATGTCTCATATTAATTATTAGTGGAAGGGGGTAAAAATGCATGATGAAAAGTATTGGCTCTTGGGTAATCCAAAAAATACAGCAACCAAAATCGCACTTAGCGTACATGGTAGGCAAAAGGACAAGAGAGGTGAGCCGTATATGGGACACATTGAGGATGTTGAGTTTCGTGTTAGACAACTAGGCCCAACGTTCTCAGTGGTGGCGATACTGCACGACTCAATAGAAGATGCCAAATCTAAAAGGGTTCGTAAGAAAATACGGAATGAGATTCGTGGTGTGTTTGGTGATCTTATTTATGATGCTGTCATGGCAATTAGCAAGCGTCCCGATGAGGACTACCATACAGATTACTTGGTCAGAGTGGCAAGCAATCCCATCGCCTTACAGGTCAAGCTTGCAGACATCAAAGCCAACTTACAACACCTACCCATGATGGAAGATTCTGCAACTAGAGAAAGACTTAGACAAAAATACCACATAGCCATGAGAGCTTTGGGAAATAAAATGTTAGAGCAGCAGCTGGCCGCAGTTAGTTAAAAATATTTTTCAGTTTTATTTTAACCGAGGAGGTTCGATGTACCGACTACAGTATATAGATAGTCTAGGAATGTCATGTTGCGAATGGTTTGAGAGCGAGGATGAGGCCATGGCGGTGGTGGCCAGAGACAACCCAACACACTGGAAGATCAGGTTCGTTGAATTTCCTTTCACACTCACAAGACATTCCGTGGGACCAGTGAATGAGGATTCGGAAGTTAGGCATATACTGCAATGGCTCAACAGATGGGCCGATAGCTTCCGTGGATTCTAAAAATCCCAGTCATAGTCATCGTGTGCAGGGCCAAAGTCATGCCAACGCCCACTGCCCTTGTCGTAGTGTAATGGGCATGATCCATTTTTTCCTACCCAATTCCAACGTGCCTTCCACACGTGAGCTTCGGGTGGCTCTTCATCTTGTGGATGTCTCCATACCGTAAGACCTATATCAGCCTTACTGAACCAAGTGTGTGAGCCAGAGATGTCTAGCCCTGTCACCACTATCTTTTTGCCTGACCTACGTTCAGAGGAAAGCTTAGCAGGGTGGGCGATGAAGAACACGTGAGCGTCGTGATTTTTTGCCCACTGCTGTACCTTAGTAAGCATTTGACTAATTGCATCGGTCTCTTTGCCACCACCCATGTCGATATAGTTGTATGGATCTATCACAAGAATCCTACTTCCATATCTCAACACGCACTCACTCGCCTTACGTAAAATGCTATCAATATCTGAAGCACCACCACTTCGATTGTCCATGAATACAAAGTTGTCTTGCATCACTTCTCTAGTAAACTCTACCTCTTCTTGGGTCATACGATTGATATCTTTTTCTAGGAAGAATGGGCGGTCAATAACCTTTTGGCTCAACTGAGCGTAGTGGTAATCAGCAGGTTTTTCAAAGCTACAAAAAACTGTTTTATAATTATTGCTTTTTGCCAGGTTGACACAAAGTTGGTCAATAAGATCCGACTTACCCGATGCGGGAAACCCAGTGACAATTGTCATCATGCCCAAGGGAACTTGCATGTATTCGTCTAGCGATTGTAGCCCAGTGGACGCACCTTTTATTTGCCCCTGCTCATACAGATTCATTACCGAATCAAAGATGTCGTTCACTGTATGCACACCAATGATAGGCATGACAGTAGCCTGGTCTAGCTGATTCTGTAGATACCTTTTCCCTTCTTTTTCTAACGCATCAGAGGCATCCTTGTAATCTCCTAGATTTACTATCCAAGTCTTTGAGCTACCAATCCTCCTGATGATCTCCTTCTCTAAGGCATTCCCTGGTCCGTCACTATCTGTGTTAATAAATATCTTACTGGCTGACGCAAGCTGCCGTTCTGCTCGCCAGATATATCTAAACTTGTTGTCATCTTTCGGGTCAATCTTTCCATTCGATACAGTGGCGGGTGCCCCATTCGGAATGGATAGCACGGTGAGGTTGTCAGGTAGATCGCATGACATCCACGCACACGCATCTATCTCTCCCTCACAAATGAGTACGTCATTACCCTCTCTGTACTGATCAAGATTAAAAAAATCTTCGCAAGTATTTTCTTGTGAAAAGTATTTGGAATCATCCGCACTGCGAAACTTTACTGCGTTGACAACACCACCATCCCTGTACGGAAACCCTATGGCGGGCACAACCTTACCATTAAATCTACGCTCAGTTAAAATTGTATGGCTTTCGATTATCTCTTCTGCAATCTTCCTGTTTTTTAGGTAATCAAAAGCAACCTCATTGTGTGCATTGCTATCGACTTGTATTGGTTTTGGTCTAGCCATTTTTTTCTCCGTTGAAAAATCAATAATTCTCCTCTCATGTACCCAACCACCCTCTGTGCCACAATGGTGACAGCGATACTGCACTCCCTTGCCGTCTACCTTCATGGATAGGGGTGTGTCTCGCCTATGTTTGGTTCGACTGTCCTGACACTCAGGACATCTCCGCTTATACTGACCTATCCCTAGATTAGAACCTAACTGTAGTATCTCAGGAGCTATACTTTTCAATTAACTATTCTCCTCCTTATCTAACTCCAAGTTACTTAATAAAGTTTTAATTACATTCTCTTTATTATCTATACTAGATATTACTATATGTGTACGTGGATTCTCCTTGTCCAACCCCCACTCCACATACTTAAACTTCACCTGTCTATCATTCTCGTAGACCGATCCCTCCATCAGGTCCAAGATTAACGACTCGTCCAAGTCAGGTCTTCGAGTCTTGTAAAATATCTTCATCGCTACAGCCAAGTCCTGTTTCTTGCCGTATAAATCCTTGCGGACTGGGCACTGCAACTGGAAGAATTTACTGTAAGACAGTGCCTTCTTTGACTTGATAAACATAGCTCTGCCACGAACCGTAACTAACCTACGAGAGTTAGCTTTTGACGCAGGTTCACCCTGTATCATAATGTAACACGGATCGTCGTCAATGCTCTTGCGTTTCATATCTCGTAGGGTTATCATTCCTCTCACTGCTAGGCCATACAGGATAACGGTCTAGAGAGTTTTTCGCAAGAAACAGAGGAGAATCATGGATAGAGAAAAAAGATTCAGGGTCTATGAAAATGTCGGACCTCCTCCATCAAGCGGAGGTAGGAAGACACGATGGGGAGATTTGCCACTAGATACCATTGGTGTTAATGGGCTGATTGAAATGCCCATGGAGCCAAGTGAGGTGCAGTCGCAAATACATGCAATCAGGAGTTACGCATGGAGGATGGCAAAGAAGTTGGACAAGAAGTTTAGTGTGAGAAAGACTGACTATGGAATCGGAATCTGGAGGACGCAGTAATGGAGATTAGAAAGGGAGTACCATTGCCAGACAAGCAGAGCAGTAGATATGCAGATCTTCGTAGGTTGTTTACCGACATGGATGTGCTGGATTCTTTTGTTTTCCCTGATGATGGTTTAGGGAGCGAAAGGTACGTCAGGTCTGCTGCATTTCGTTATGGCAAACAGTTAGAAAGAAAGTATTCTGTCAGAAGGATTGATGATGTGACTCTAGGGGTATGGAGGACTGAATGAAACTTACCAATCAGTATGGGGCACCCGATGCTTTTGTGAGAGCATTAGAGGATGATCAATACACCAAGGGTGAGGCTGACATCAGTGTGACAGGGCTGATACAGCCACCACAAATATCTAGGTTACGTGCTGAGCATGAGGACAAGCTATCATCAGATGTTCGTGACAGGATATGGATGCTCCTGGGAACCTCAGTTCACAACACCCTGGAAAAATATGGGGAAGGTAAGGTTGAACAAAGGTTGTTTGCTGAGTGTGATGGCACAACTATTTCGGGGGCAATCGACCTCGAAAGGGATGGCCATGTCACTGACTATAAAGTTACGTCAGTGTTCACTGTGCAAAAAGCTCTGAAGCCTGACTGGGAGGCCCAGTTGAATATGTATGCATGGCTGTTAGAGAAAAATGGCACAGAACCTCAAAGCCTTACTATCGTGGCAATCTGTCGTGACTGGATGGCTAGTCGTGCGGGAAAGAATGGCTATCCAGATAGTATGATTGTGTCTATACCAGTACCCCTTTGGCCGATGGCTAGGAGGGAGAGGTACATCAGTAGTAGGGTAGCTGTGCATACTGCTGAAGAGGTGTCCCCCTGCACGAATGAGGAACGTTGGGCTAGGGGTGCCTACAGTGTCGTGGGTGGCAAGGGAAGGCCAAAGTCTTGCGACACATTAGAGGAAGCATCTGAGTACATCAATTCACGTAAGTCTGGAAAGTATTCTATAGTGAATGGCGATGCACGTTATATCAGGTGTGAGAGTTGGTGTGATGTATCGGAGTTTTGTTCACAATGGCAAGCAGGGGAGAAGTCAAATGGCTAAACCAACAGCCAAGCAAATATGGGACACGCTTTCAAAGGTGGATGTCAGTAAGCACACTGAGGATCGTGGAGGGCTGACTTATTTGAGTTGGGCATGGGCATGGGGAGTAATGATGGATCACTACCCTGACCTAACCATCAAGTGGCACGGACAGTTAGATGAAAATGGCATCATGTATGACATCAACATTTATCCAGGTGGCAGTGCGATGGTCACCTGTAGTGTCACCATTGGTGATGTGAAGCGTGAGATGTGGTTGGCCGTCATGGACTATCGGCACAAAGCGATAGCCAACCCTGACGCAAGGGCTATATCAGACGCTAAGATGCGTTGCCTTACGAAATGTTTTGCTTTATTTGGATTGGGGCATTACATATATGCAGGCGAAGACACGCCTCAGGGTGGTGATGCACCCGCACCCAAGAAGTCTGCACCTAAAAAGCAACCGAAGCCGAAGACCGTCAAGACAGCAAAGAAAAGTTATATTGACGAGTTGAAGGACACTGCTAACGACCTAGTCAAAAGAGGTTGGGTTCCTGAGGGTGACTGGAAACAAGACATCAAGGATGTGGTTGCAAGTGGGGATGAAGAAAGAGCAGTAGCGATGATCAAGAGAGTGAAGGAAGCAGCAGAAGTAGCACTTAAACTATTCGATGCGAAAGCAGAGGAGAAATAACCATGGCTGATTATGCCAACGAACCAAAGATTGATTTTGCAGTATTCAAAAACAAGTACGCAAAGACTGACAGACACCCTTCTGAAGTCGGTAAGATTGAATTTACCAGAGAGTTTCTAAAGGCCATGACTGAGCGAGCAAAGACTGGCCAGATGCCTGTGTTGCGAGTTGCTATGTGGGAACGTACATCGAAAGCGGGCATGCCGTACAAGAACTTTAGGCTAGAGCTTGATAGATCTAAGGCTGATGCTCCAGTAGAGGCACCTGTAGAGGAGGAAGATGATGGCCTCGCCTTTTAAGGCACCCTATGCATCTTTGCCACCTACCAAAGTGATAACCTTTAGGTTGGATGAGGAGCTTTATCGTGAGGTGAAGGCTTTGGCAGATAAGGTGGGTGTCAGCATGAACCGACTGCTAACCGATACTATGTATGATGTAGTGATTGCGGATGCTAATAATAGAGAGTCCATAAAAACGCCTCGTAAAAGCAAGGGTGGTCCGTCTGGTAGAGACATAGCCTGGAAGAGGGGAGGACTTTCTCCTGGTGTCAGAGGATTCTGGGAAATGTAAGTCTTGATAACAAGGGAGGTGTCACTGCTTGGTAGGGGTTGGGTGCCCTTGATTAGGCATGACTTAAATAACCATAATGGGACCGACTAATGGATCTACTAATCCAGTCGGTGGTGGCCTCTCGCTTTTTAAAGGAAAAAACAATGGACTGGAAAGGTAAAATAAAAACTGCAATTTATTTTTTTATGTTGTTGCTGCGTTCAATTTTCTTCGGAGTGGTGACAGGTGTAAAGTACGGATGGAAAACTGCACTGTACTACTGGAGAACAGAACGTATCAAAAGAAGCCGTACCAGACCAAGTGATATGCGAAAAACTGGTGGTATCTAATGCGGGTTGGTAGCTTATTCACAGGAGTGGGCGGGTTGGACCTTGGCCTAGAGAAAGCAGGTCACGAAATAGCGTGGCAAGTAGAGTATGATGAGAAGTGCCAGTCTGTCTTGAGAAAACACTGGCCCAACGTAAAACTTCACAAGGATGTGTGCTATGCAGGAAAATCTATTCTCGACCCCGTCGATCTCATCTGCGGAGGATTCCCCTGTCAAGATCTCAGTGTTGCGGGCTATCGTCAAGGCCTTTCAGCACCGAGGTCAGGATTGTGGTGGGAGTTTCATAGGATCATTAGTGAGCTTACTCCCCGTTGGGTACTTATCGAAAACGTCCCTGGCCTTCTCCTGTCCCACGAAGGGAGGGACTTGGAAACTTTGCTCCACTCAATGGAGAAATTACGCTACGGGTGGAGCTACAGGATTCTTGACAGCAGAAATTTTGTCCCCCAAAGACGAAAGAGAGTTTTCATTGTCGGATATCTTGGAGACAGATGTCCACCCGAAGTACTACTTGAGTCCGAAGGCTTGTCAGGGAATACTGAGGCGAGCAGAGAAGCGAGAGCAAAAGTTACCCCCGACACTAGAGATAGCTTTGAAGAAAGTGATAGAATAATAACGCATCAAAGTATCTTTCCCACGATTGGAGCGTCGTCGGCTGGGACTAGTAGGCCTGGTGGTCAGGGAGCAGAAAGACATATGTACATCGGAGATCCGCCACGCAGAATAACTCCCCGTGAGGCTGAACGTCTTCAAGGGTTCGATGACGACTGGACTCGTTGGTCAGATAGCGGTGAAGAACTAGCTGATGGCCCAAGGTATAAGATGATGGGTAATGCAGTTACTGTTGACGTAGCCGAATGGTTGGGTAGGCAATTATCAATTGCGGATAAAAGATCCCAGTGCGACTCCCGCTAATACATATGGAACTGCTCCACCTATCTTAGAAAATACTCCACGGTTGGCAGCGTCCTTCCAGGCATCTGATTCTTTATTCAAAGCTGTGATCTCTAGCCTCAGTGACTCGTTTACTCTTTGCTCCATCGACCACAACGAGTCCAAGATCTCCACCCTTCTCCATAAAATCACCTTATCTTCCTCTAATGTGGCAATTTGTACCTGATAAGAGGACACCTCTTTTTGGTGATTTAATTCTAAGGTGTCTAGCAAGACTTCTAAGCCATCTTGATTAGCTAGGCTTTCACGGAGTGTACTTAGGTTCTCGTTGAAGCTTACAGACGATGTGAGAGCGTCATTTTTAGCAGACTCCCTGACTTCAGCGAGCGAGTCGTGAACGTTGTCCAAGCTGTCCCTTAGTACGTCATAATACTCATAAGATTCTAAGAGTTGGTCCTCAAGTTTTAATCTTTGTGACCTCAACTCTTCAACTTCTTCTTCTGCTAGTTCGGCCCTGACTTTCGCTGCGGCATTAGAGTTAAAAATAATTCCTGAAAATGATAGCAAGCCAAGAATTATCAAAATCGCTATAAAATTATTCTGCATTAATTTTTTATTCATTTACGAAATCAGGATTTCCGCTGAGAATTGAGGGAACAGTTTCGGCTACTGCTTGATCGCTCTCATCCCTCACAAGCCTGTAACAGTATCTTCTAGATACAACTCCAGTCATCGTGGTTCGTGGAACCCGACAGATTTCAACCGATCCCTGCGAGATCAATTCCTTTAGTCGGTCTCTGACCTGCTCTGCTGTTATGTCTAAAGCCTTAGATAGTTCTTTTACCGACATCGCCCCTTCAGGATCTGCTGTACCTCCTAATGCTTTTTGTACCTGTGCTAGTAATTCTTGCTCTGTAATACTACTCATAATACCTCCACAATCGTTGGTCTATCTGGTGTAAAAAGTATGCTTTCCATACTATAATCATCGTCATCAATCTCGAAGTAAACAAGACCTATGTCGGCAAGAGATTCAGCAACCCTATGAACATACTCAGTAGCTAACTGCCACGCAGGTAGTGCTACCGCCCGTGTCTTGACCTTGTGAATCTTTCCACTATCAGCAAATTGATGGAAGTGAGATCTGATTGCTACATCGGGAGGGTTGTCGTTGTCCATCAGATAGTTAAAGAAGATATCTTGTGCGTACCAACGCATGTATGGTCCCTTCGTGTGTGCTCTTCTACCCATTCTGCCGTGATGTTTAATATCAAATACGGTAGATCCAATCTTCATGGTTCGTGTATAAGAAGACATTTGCCCAGTGTCAGGGTCCTCTACTATGGGCCATCCCGTTCCCTTTAGTGCCTTGGCCATCCCTTCTTCAAGCCCACCTGCACGGCCTACATGTGCTGACGTTCCCCTGATGATGTGTATACTGTCTGGCTTAAGGGCCAACGGAACCCGCAATGTTTCAAGGGCACAGCTTACATGCACACCTTCGTGCCCCGTAGCAATCTGTGTAGTTCTGTGATGGTCCCCATCCGTGGCATCTCCGTTACATACAATATGTAACTTAGCATCCCTGTTCTTTCGCTTGATGGATTTAATCCTAGCCCATGCTTCTTCCCAATTATTCCAAAGCCATTCTTGTCCCTTGTTGGGCATGTATAGGCCACCATCATCTAGCTCTATACCCTCAGGCGGGCATAGCCCTACCGTGGAGCCACAGTGCATGTCTCCAAAAAAAACAACCAAGTGTTTCATTTTATATGACCTCTCTGTTACTCTATAAAAATATCACCACATTCGTCACAGTATCCATCTGCATTTTTTATAGTATTTCCACAACGCTCGCAGACTTGCCACTTCGATACGAAATCCCACCCACACCACGCACAGTACTTGTTGTTTAGCTCTCTTTCAGCACCACAACGTGGACAATCCATCATTGCGTATCACCCCCAAGCTCCAGCCTAACCTTTAGTAGTGCTAGTTCTCTTTCAAGTTGAATAACTTGATCTTGTAACTCTGAAAGTTGAAGGGTCAGGCTGCCTTGTTGGCCAATATATTTTCCTTGCCTGTCACGAACATCTTGTAGCTCGACCATAGCTTGTGCATCGGCACGTTCCATGCCCTCAAACCTAGCTCCTGCAACCCATGTAGCTACAAGTATGCTTATAAAAAATCCTACGCTTAAAGCAGGAAGGGACGTTGCCTTCGAGATACCGTTAGCCATTATCTGATTCCTAAAACATCCAGCATAGGTGTTCCTGGTTCAGGCTTGTCACCAAAAAATTCTTCAAAGTCTAAGTCGGGAGACATCACACCAAGGTCTGGTGCCATTAAATCTTCGTAGTATGATGTCATAGCATTGCGTTCTGCCTGAGTCATAGGGGGTTCGGGAAGTCCCGCATCTCCCAGTTCTTCAACTGCCAGCACCTGGTCTACAAGTGGTCCACCCATTTTTCCTAGTAATGCTGCTCCCGCAGCCATCATGGCCTTTGTGTTTATAAGCTTTCCGACTGCCTTTCCTACCACATTTGGTGTTATCTTACCTCGACCCGCATTGTTTCTAAGATAGTCTAACCAGTCTTTAATCTTTTGTCCTACTGGAACTTCAGTTATGGGTACAGTTCTACGATTAAAAATATATTCAGGAGCAGCGTGGCCAGCCGTAACCCTTCCGCCTGAAGTGGCGACTTTCTTTGCCTCTTGTTCTATGGTCCCAACAAACTGATCCTCAAGCCCTTCTGCTACTACTTTTAGCGTAGCGTCATTAGCACCCTCAAGAGGTTTTTCAATTGTTTGTTTTAAAACCTGCTCTGGAGTCCAATTTTTCGGGTCAGCCGCAACCATTTTTCCTGGAGTCTCAGTATATGTACCTGTATATGGATCAAAACTCACGGTTGTTTTTTTATTAATTTCTGACAATTTCGCAGCATCAAACTCACCCGTTAGGGGATCAAAGGCAGGGCTTACAAACTTTTTTTGAAATTTTCTTAGCCGTGCCCCTCTGGGATTGTCCGTCAGTTGATCAAGCTCGTTTGCCCTAGCCCGTGTCATCGGTGCAGTTTTTGTTCCGTCTGACAATATATATACTTTTGGTGTTTCTTTACGAGGCATTCCTGGTCCAGCTGCCGTCCTGTTTACAGGCCCCTTGTCTGTACCAGGCATTCCTGGTCCAGCTGCCGTCCGATTTACAGGCCCCTTGGTGGATCTACCGCCACTCCGTGCGTCTGATTCATCTACCAAAAACTTGGAGCCTGACTCTGAACCTCTACCCTGTTGCCTAGCTCGTTTGGTTTTCGTTGTCTGACGAGACTGTGCCAATCGGTTTGCTTCAATCTCACGTGCATCTGCATATGCTATATTTATATCTTCAGGAAGCAACGTACCCAAAGAACCTTTTGTATTGGTAATATCATCCGAAGTAATCCCTAATAACTCTGCAACGGTTTTATTTGTTTGGCCTTCTTTGGCTGATGGAAATCCCCGCACTTCTCTATTAAAAATATCTTCATAATCAACATCTACATTATGTATCTCATGGTCCTGTGCTACTCGTCGCACAAGGCTTTTAACTGAGTCGTGAATTAATGCGTTTCTTTTAGCTTCTTCAAGTAGCCTTGCAGTTGAGAATCTTGAAGTCAGAACCCCTGGTCGTGCCCCTCCTGTACCTGCTCTTCTTCTTCCCTGCCACTTACGCAACTTTGACTCATCAGGATCTCCACCGTTAGCTAACCCCATTATACCTTTATGCATTTTTACCCCATCTTGCAGGTGCTGGCCTGCCTATCATGCCACGGACATCGACATGTGTGAATGTTTTATACCTACCTATACCTAATTGCTCCTTGTAAGGACTGTCTTCTAATAAATCAGCGACCTGTCTTGGAGTCCAATTTACTTTAACAATATCTGCTGCACCCAAAGTTAAGTGCATACTATTGGGCACCCCACCTATCGCCTCATTGTAGTCCCAACTTCTATACCAACTATTAATTAAAACAGGAGATACACCACCTGCTCTTCTTACATACTGTAACACATCAATCAATTTGATTGCATTATCAATCAACTCAACACTAGGAGGAGTAAGACTCACTCCATTAGACTCACGGCCTACATCACAAATTTCTAATGCAGTAAAATTCTTTATGCCGTTTGCCTTAAGCTGTGCATCACACAGCGTAGCCCACTCACTTCTCGTCATGTTCCCTAAACCCAGGGCTATTGTCTAGTATGTCTGGCCGTCTAGGCTCTTTGATAGACTTCGCTATCCCAGAAGCTACGGCCCCTACTTGAGGAGCCAGGTATTGGCTTACACGGGGACCACCAGCCCATGCCACTAAACCCACAACCAAGCTACCAAGCAAGGTATAAGCTGCCCCAGGAACCTCCCATACTGTAGAGTCAAGGACTATCAAAGCTCCTGTAAACATAAGGGATGCACATAGGAACGTGCGAGCAGCACTCAAGTTTTCTTTTTCATCACTAAGCATTTCCCTCAACATTATCGTTTCTCCAGTATTTTATCGTATGTTTTTTGGGTTTCCTGCATCCGTTTCATTATGAAAGGAAGATTTTTCAACATAGACCTTTCTGCTTTCATTATATTCTGTATACGTATTCTTTTTTCTGATCGACTTAAGTCTGTTCGTTTCTGCAATCTATCAACCACTTCCCTAACCATTGTCATTTGTCTACTATACGCATTAATAGTGTTTTGGAATGTCAGTATCCCTTTATACTGTTCTGAATATTTATAACCCTTTATCCTATCTTCCTTCATAAAGGCGTTAGTTGATGCTGTAGCACTAGCAAGCTCTCTTTCTACATCAAATAAATCTTGCTTAAATTGACTACCTTTACGTGCATCTTCAAAGAGGTCTCCAAAAACAGGTAGGTTGGCTAGTCCTTCACCCTCAGTATATGCTTTGTATAGTTTTCTGGGATTCGTAACGTCTATATCAAAATCAAGAGATGTTCCTACAACAGCTTTTTTATCTATGCCAGGAACCCAGCCCGACCTTAGCCCCCTATTCGTGAGCTTTGTAACATAACTCCACATTGTACCACCATAATTGTATTCCAGATATGCCACCTTTTGAGGTGATGTCAGTGTCTTTGAGTTTTTGAGTCCTGGAATCCTGTTAGCAACCTGAGCCATAAGTGTTGCTGTATCGCTAGTGTGTATGTCTCTTTGCAGTACTGGATCTTTCTGCATATCAAAGTATGAGACAATATCACCACCTTGATATCTATTTTTATTTTGCACCGCATCAATCAAAGGCTGAACTGTTTGAGGAAATAATTGGAAACTTAAACTGTGTCTTGCCTGTCTCCTTAACTCTGTAGCAGCATCGTCTATATTAAAGTTTTCGTCACCAAGGGTTAGCTCATACAGTAACTGAGGAATTACTTTATAAAATAGGCCGACTTCAAACGGTGTTGGAGCCTTAAGCCATGCCTTATCTCCTAACGGAAGCATCCAATTGTCAAATTTTTTATCACGCCCCATATTTTTATATTCATCATCATCGTCAAACATGTTCATAATCAGTTCATACAGAAAAGACATTGAAGCCAATTGAAGTCCACGAGCAAAAACCTTACTGAAAGCCGTATCATACCAAGACAGTTTTGCATACTCAGATTCGGTCATCGGCCTACCCTCTTCTACGTTCCACCTTGCTAGGCCAGGAGCATCAAACCCACCAAAAAGAGAATGACTCCTCATTGTAACATCAAGACCCTGTAAGCGACCATTCAAAAACGGAATGGTAGCCATCCATGCACTCAGGGCAGGACTTGCACCTCTTCGGCCATAGTTCATTATCTCTAGTGCCATGTTTTGTGCTAGTGCCTTATCCCCTGTTGTAGCCAAGACCCTATCATATACTGCAAGCCTGGCAGCCGATTCTGTTTGATCGCCCAGGGCACCTAACTGCCACCATAAGTACGCAGGGCTAAACATATTCCTCGCCCCTTCGTATTCATGCATACGTTCATATTTTTTAAACTCTCGGTTCATTGTCTCGCCAAACTTGCCAGGCTCAGATATAAAGTCGATACCTATTGATAGCCCTAGTTCTTGGGCACGAAGTCTGCTATCAGTATCCATAGCATTTCTTATAGATTCTAATATTATACCAGGATCTCCGCCAAATATAATAAAGGCCTGTAATGCATCTCTAAATACATTCTTCTGCATAAATGAGGGAGTCTTTGTAACGCTCTCCCTCAAAAACGACGCTGGCCCCATAAGAGCGTCTGCCCCTATATCCGAAACCCAGCCTTCTTGCTGTTCTTTTAATCCAAGAAACTTTTTTAGCTGACCCTTACGAGGTCCACTCTCATATCTTTGTTCTCTACCCATATTGCCCAAAGCGTCCTTCATATACTTTCTTGGATTATGTCCTGCCAACATTGCAGACATAGCAAGTTTCGTGTCGTCCAGTCTATAGAAAGCGACTTCGCCCTGCTCCATAACCCTAACAATATTTTTATCTGCCCTAGCACCTAGCTCGCCTACAGAAACTTTTGTTGCCTCCCCAAGTTCCATTGCTTCTTCTACAGTTCTAACTACACCAGTATTCATAAGTCCATCACGAACCAATGCTTGAATATTAATATTAATAGACTCAAAAATATCTTCTTTTATAGGCTCTAAGCTTCCATCTAAAGCCTTTTCGACCAGGTTTATTCCCCTTGTCCTTATATATTCTTCAGACCCAAACTCCAGACTATCCATGACACTTGACGTTTCTCTATAGAACGGCATATAATCTTCCGCAAGATACTCGTCACGTTGTCCAAGAGATATTAATCCTGTTTGATATGCAAAATTAATCATCTCATTATTGTAAGCTTGGTAGTAATCCCAAAACTTGCGAACATGTCCATTGTCTCCAAAGCTTATGATACGACCATTTTTGTCGTATACAATCCCCGCTTCTACCTGCTTAACCGTATCATCCAATCTTTTTTGATCCCACTTTCTTATGTTTGCAGCCTTATAAGGATTTGCTGCATCATACTTAGCCCTTGCTCGCTCATATCTTTGTTCTAGCTCTGGGGTAAGCTGTGCACCCTCTGGCATCGCCTTAACCAAACCTTCTATTTCATCTAAAGTTTTCTTCTTGCTTATAATTCTTTTGGCTTCGCCATAAAGAAGTGCTAGTTGCTGATCATCTCCATCCTTGATGTTATACATAATTTGAGACAGCCCTGGGATGCGTCCATCACCACCATAAGCTTCTTCCAGGGCAGCAGAATAAACTGGGGTGTTAATGAACCGACCACCAAGTGCTGTTGTCCCTGTGTAACGCAATGGCCCCAACTTCATCAAGCCAGGCAAAAGATTCACGGCACTGTCCGCATTACGCATTGCAACAAGTGCTGATGTTTCAGCGTCTATCATAGCCGTCTCTCGCTTTGCCATCAGTCTTTGTGTTTGTTGCTTGGACCATTCTCTACGATCCAAATATTTATAACGAAGATTTTCTAGAACTCCATTGCGAACTATACTTTCCATCTCCTCAGGGTTACTACCTGCCCCTATCTCTCCACTTAATGGGCCATCCTTTTCTAATACATTTCTCATAGGATCACCCTTAAGCTCTTTTAAGTCTCCATCTTCAACAGCCTTTTTAACTAATGCTTGTCCAGACTCATTAAGATTGGTCTGTGATGCAAACATACCCCTGTATCTTGCAGGCATTGTATACGCCTCATTGCCGTCGAGTATTCTCATAAACTCATGGAGAGCCGTCTTAACAGACTCTTTGTTCTCCATGCTAGGCATACCCATTAGTGGAACACTGGAGCCATGTGCATTCTTAATTAATTCCGCCTGTTTCTCAACATTGCCTACCAACTCTTTCAGAGTGCCCTCAAACCCTGTTGCCTCTTGTGCGTGGCCTGAGATTTCTCTTGCAGTATTAAGGATATCATCTGAAATTTTATCAACAACCTTCTGATGCTGTAGCTTTTCTTCAGAAGTTTTTGCTTTATTCAATCGCTCTATAGCTTCACGAAGATTGGCCTTGTTTTCGGGACTTGCATACTGCGTCAGCCTCATAGATCTAATAGACTCTGGAGCAGCTTTTGCTTGCTCACCTTCATAGCCCTCACCACGCCTTCCTATATTGCCACCCCGAATATTGTTAAAAATCTTTACTACATCATCAAGGCCTGAGTCTTTAGCAGCACCGATCACGCCTAAAAAATATTTATTAACTTTATTTTTAATAGCACCGATTGCACCCGATGCTTTATTTGTTGGAATGTTACCCATAGATAAGTGTGTAAGCATATCAACAACTGCTTCAGCCTCTATGTCTGCTTGATTTAATCCAGATCCAGCAGTTTCTAAAACTTTTTTCTCAACCCAAGTTATACCTTCATTGTGCATTTCCGCATTGACTTTTTCAGGCACAATATTATTTCGTATATAATCCCAAAGAATACCCCGTTCTGATGGACTATAATTGTCACGTACATCTAAGGAGTGAAGCCCTGCCTGAAACGCTTTTTCTTTAATAATTTCAGAAGCATCTAGTACGCCATCAGGATCAATATTAGCCAAGTTAATTAATATTCTACCGCCAACCGTATCATACATTGCCACCCTGGTATCCATCTCAGGCACATTGTTGATACCAACCTCGTCCAACGCTTGGAACACGCCACCAAATTCATCTACAAATTCAACGTCCAATCCTCTTGTAACATTAAAATCATCTAATATAGTTCGTACTTCGTTTTTAAAAAGATCATACGTCTGTCTTACACGACCCATATAATTACTACGAAGGCCGTGAAGGCCGTCCTGTAGGCTAACTGGCAGCAATCCTTTCCTAACTAGAGCACGGGCAATAACTCGTCCTTGTTTGCCTTCTAGTAGTGACAAGAATGAATCACGGCTTGGTTGCATATCTTTTGCGATAGATGCCCCCACACTACCTAAAAGACCTAATCTTTTTAATTCACTTTTGCCTGTCATCTTGCTCAATTCACCAGCAAACTGTTTAACAAAAGCTTCTTTATTTAAAACGGGTTCATTATTTTCTCTTGCTCTTTCGTTGTATGCTTCTAATAAATCATCAACGGTATCTGTAGTATCTTCAGATAAAAGTTCACGCTCTAGTGCTATTGTATCTACAAGCCTGTTCCAATCTAAATCTTCACGCCTTTGTCTACTTAATGGAGTAGGCAACGGTTCATTTCTTGGTGGATTTATTTCGTTAACTAAAACATTACTACCATTTGCAGTTAACACCCCTGTTTCTACAAGACCAGCTATGGCTTCATCAAACGCACTATTGTTAAATGTAGCACCCCTTCGCCTTATAGCATCACCAAGAGCTTTCTCTATATCTGCTATAGAAACACCAAGGTCTGGATCAAATCCTCTAACAACATCACCTCCCTCTATATCTGCTCGCCTTATAGCATCACCAATAGCTTCCTCGGTAACAACAGTTTCCTCTATGGCACCTATACCCTGCTGGTTTTGAGCAACAAGCTTCAAAATAGGCTGATAAAGCCTTTCTACTTCTGGATTCTTATAAAAATTAGGCAAATATACAGGATCAAATGTTTCGACAAAGCCTGCCATTTGTTTATTACGATCTACAAAGGCATAGTTAGGTGCTAACTGTACAAGCCTTGAATACATTAGGTATCGTTGGGCTTCACTAGCCTCACTCCAACTACGAGCACCAGTTAAATCCCGAAGCAATCTCCTAAAAGGAGTGCTATTTACACCTGATGCTGGTCGTCCATCCAGTAAACTTCTCATCAAAACAGGATCACGAAGTTTGATATTTTTTATAGCTAATAGTTTTTCTATATCTGATTCAGTTGTACCCCTGCTAGGATTGTAGTTGTCATAAAATTCTTTGATAACTTCTATCTGCCCATCTTCTCTAATTGGCACCGCAGATTCTCCGACTGAAAAATATCTATCTTGAGTGCCAATCCATGTAGCCACATCAGATTGAGCCTTAAGAGCAAACATTTGATTAAGAACACCATCAGCCCTTTCTTCACTTGCAAATAACCTAGTAAGACCAATAGCATCCAAGGCAGAAAATTCTTTAGAATGTGTTGGATACTTTGCGGTCAGTCTTTTGATGGTTCCAGCATCTTCTAGTTCTGCTCTAATTTCTGCAACAGTTTTATCGGGATCAGCGTCCTGTAATCGCTTAGCAGCGTCAGCAACCTTATCAGCTAACTCTTGTTTATTCTCGTCTGCCTTGCCTTGAAGCCTTCCAATACGATCAGCCATTCCATTAAGCCAAAAATAAAATCGCTGTGGATTTTGAAATCCAAGTTTTTCTGCACCTGCTTGAGCAACTGACGGGTCGTTCATAACGGCCTGTCTTAGTGCCTGTATGTTGTTATTAATAGTTTGTAAATAAAGATCTGATCTCTGTTGGGTTAACTGAGAAACTTCAGAAAATACAGTTCTACGTACTTCATTTAATTTTTCTAGGTTTACTGGAGCAATCTTACTCCACTCTTCATCTGATACCTTTTGCCCAGTAGACTCTTCAAAGCGTTGTCTTGTAAACGGTATACCTTTCTGGGCCTCCACTTCCTGGTTATTTAGTTCTTCTATCCTAGCTTCAATTTCTGCTAACGCATTTGCATTTTCACCCAGGTAGGGCAACTTAAAGTTGCCAAGGCTAATCCCTTCCGATGGATCAATTCCACCAAACAAGTAAGAAGATATAGTAGGTGCTTCATAGTTTGCTGTGTTTGAAGAAGAATAGTTGGCATCTGCCCCTGACGCTCCAAGGTCTGCTATCCTTGAAGGGTCTACTCCAACACCTCCATGTACACCAAGGTTTTCAGCATTCTTATATTTACCCGCAAGACCATAATTACCGCCTTCTAGTTCACTAATAAACAACGCTACTTCTTCAGGACTAGCTGCAGCAGCTGTTGCTCGTTCTATAATATCTGGGAAGCCCATACTCTCGGCTTCTTCTATATCATTAGCCTTGTTTTGATTGTATAAGGGAACATTTTGTAGGCCACCCTGCGTAGGACTTTCTGCAATTATATCTCTAATTTCAAATAATCTTTGTAAACGAGGTTGCATGATCTGGGTAACAACGCCTTGGGCATCTACAAACTGTTGCTTGTCCTGACCTGAGGCACCATCTTCGTTGACCTTCAACTCTTCCATCAACTTCTGGGTAGAGTTTCTTGTTTGGCCAATTAACCTATCTAAAGTAAACTGATCTACATTACCTTGACGTAGTACACTCTCCATGCCAAATGGAAGTGCAGCATCCTGGCCACCCAAGGATCGTAGAATATCATCTGCAAGGCCCTGAGTTACAGTAGTGCCTTCACCTATAATAGATTCTAGATCTGATGTAATAGAGTTGGGATCAATAATTTTGAAGGCTTCACGTGCTGCAGATTTATTTCTGTATTGACCTTGACGCAACACCTCTTCCATCTGTTGGTCCATTCCATATGGATTAATATATTTAGCATATTTACCAAGAAGTATTCTCTGCGTAGCATTTGCTATTCCACCAACAATACCACCAATCTTAGCCTCTTCCATGGACGCACCAATAACATTGTCCATTGCGTCATCATCATATATCCATCTGGCAGCCGTAGACTGGGCTGCTTGTGCCATTCCTTCTTGCAACCCTTCAAGGCCTACACTTCCAAGTATCGAAGTAAAAGCCTTTTTTTGAGTACCTGCATTTATATCTCGTATCATGTCACCGAAACGACCCCTTCCAGCTAACTGCATAGGAGTCAATTGTTCACTAAGACCTATGCTAGCCCCTATTAAATGCATTGTACTTTCTTTCCACCAGGGTACATCTACACCAGTACGCTTTTCGTACTCAGCAATCCTTCGCATGGACTCTGACATATTTAAAGAGATACCAGTCAGCCTAGATGCAAGAGTGCCCCACGGACCTAGAAAATGTAGCCCACTCATCACTCCGACCTGGCCGAGACCCATACCTACAGCTTGTGATGTAGCGTAATTAGGGTCTCTTTCTCGTGCCTTTTTTTCTGCCGCTTCACGAAGTCGTTGCTCTATCGGGAGATCAACTCCAGGTGTAACAACGCCAATAGCACTCTGTGCAAATGACGATGCTATCTGCGGGATAGCCTCCACGGTAGATGTAACCGCTGCACCAATGCCCCCGAAAGGATTATCCCAGAAGTTTTTTGTATCAACATCAGGAGTAGCAGATTGGGGGGTACCATAAATTAAGTCTATGGCATCACGTTGCCTTTGTGCTTTAGCTGGATCTGATGAAAATGTTACGTATCTCCCATCAGGTAGCCTAATTTGCTGAGGCATATATGCTCCCTAAAATAGTTTAATTTCTTTTCAGAAACCTATGTCGCAACTGGGGATCATCCAAACTAGACCGTGGTATGGATGGTAATCCTGGAACCGTACTAACGATTGGTTTGGACGACGGTAACGTATATGGCCATTCGTTGATAGAGGTTTCCCTCTCACGCTTTCCTACCCTGGCCATTGCAGCATCCCAAGCGTCAGCTTCTGCCATTCTGCGTGGATAGTTTAGGTCTGCATTATCCCCTGCTAAGTCCCTCATAGCGTCCCCCATAGCGTCCCAATCGCCTTCTCGTAGTGCAACGGCAATGGGCCTGTTTCCCCTGAAATCCTTATGGTTCACGCCATAGTTCCACACTACGGAAACCAACTGTGCTTGAGCCGAAGGAGGCAATTGATTCCAGGCTCCCGCTGGCAGTAATCTTATTAATCCTGGAAGCATCTGTTCTCTAAGCTGCCTGTCAGCAGAGGCTAACAATTGCTCATCGGTGAAATCCATATCTTCTGTTACAGTCACGGGAGGGCCAGTCGGAGGCCAATATTGCTTCTGTCCTAATCCAATAGCTAACCCAGTATTTACCCATTCTCCATCGCTATCCTTACTCCAATCTATGTAAGGCGTAATTTCAAATTTCTCATGCTGCCTTATGGTGTCAGCAAAAGAAGTGAAATCGCCTGACTCTGCTTGTCCTGGCCCTGACGCTCCTGGCCCTGACGCTCCTGGCAAACTTGTTATACCACCAGTGCCACCCAGACTACCCTGCTCTCCCATCATTTGCTCAAGTATTCCTCTGAACCACACATTATATTCATCGTACCTATTGTCCTGCTCTTCTGGCACATCACTTAACCCCATAGTTTCCAAGGCCAAAATATTTGCCTCCTGCCTCATCTTTTCCAGGTCAGAAGCTGACCATTGTCCTGCAGCCCTTGCTTGTGCTTGTGCAGCTTGGACCCTGCTGAAGGCATCCAGAGCTTGCCTATAGTTTTGCCCTGATTCCGATACTTGTGCCGCCCAGACTGGAGCCATAACAGCATCACCCGCATGACTTATTGCTGAATCTCTTTCTGCCATACCTATATTGGTACTAGCCATCATGTTTTCTAATTCAAGATTTTTTCTACTAACTGTATCTTCGTGTGCCATCATCCGCTCTAGTGTGCCTTCCAATCCCCCAGTGACACTGCCCCGTCTGTTAGCGTCACTACCAACAAGTGCTTGAGCAAGGCTATCCAATGCTATATTCAGTGTGTCGCTTTTAAGATCTTCAGGAGAAGTTACAAACCCACCCAAGGTATCAACAAAAGCTTTGGATTGTTTATCGTACTCAAGATCCCCCGCAGTCTTTGTTGTTAAATTTGTTTGTATCTCTCTCATGCCTGATTCGTAGGCGTCTAACGCCTCCTGACTTCGTGCATCTATAGGTCCTAGTATATCATCTAATCCTTGTCCTCCGTCACGACCAGTACCAGGAGTCGCCATCCTTGCTATTTCCGCTTCCGCAGCCTTAAGCCGATGATCATGCATTATTTTATCGACCAACTCCATAGCTCTGGGATTGTTTGCATCTGTAATCTCATCATCACCCGCAATCGTGGATAAGCCAGCTATACCCGCAGTGCCTGCTATCCAGGGGAATGCTTCCTTAAGTTTATCTCGCCAAGTCTTGTTTCTGCTAAAGTTTATCCCACCACTAGCACCACTGCCACGACCAGGCACATGTACCACACCTGTACCAGGTGTGCGTGGAACCAGGGCTGTACTAGGTTTACGTCTGACCACATCAACTGGATTTCTTACTCTAGCAGGTACACCTCTAACAATTGGAACTAGTTCCCTCCCCCTCCCAACCCCCCTCTCAACAATTTCCCTCAATACGCCACCCCTTCCCGTTTCTCCCAGCCATGCACGGTTACCTAGGTAATCTTTAACCCGTTCAGGCGTAGCATATGGATTTTTTAAGCTTTTTGTAACCATTTCGGGTAATCTTTTCAGTCTTCCAAGTCCACCACGTCCTATCCAGTCAGGAACTACACCTGTATCTATACCTTCCGCCCATTCATCATAATCAGCTAACCAGTCTTCATAATCTTGGCTTTCACGACCAGGCATTCCCGACAGCATTTCATTGATTAAATAGTCTATACCACCCCTTCTAAAAATAGTGGGAGGAGGATCTGAATATCCCTGTGCTTCTCCACCATCTTGCAAGCCAATTAGACCACCATAGGAAGCAGTTTGCACAGCACCTTGCATACCCTGGCCTTGCATACCCTGGCCTGGTACACCCTGACCTTGTTGTGACTTAGCTACAATCTGTGAAAGAATGTCTGGCTGAGGTGTAGGAGGTAATCCTAACTCTCTATTCTTTTCTTCTTGGGCTTCTATTTGATCTTGAACAGCTTTTTGTTCAGTAAACCTATTTCTTATACCCAATTCTGCACCAGCAGTTAATTGACCTATTAAGTCTGTAGCAGAGTCATATGGAGCAGGAGGAGGATTACCTTGAGCTACTGCCTGTAAAACAGAAGTCGGAGCGTTAGATGCTAGTTCTGCTCTTTGTGCAAAAGAAAGTATAGCCATTAGCTTTGTCCCCCATTACCTGTTTTTCCGCCATTCTGCATCTGGTTCCATAACGTTAAGCCCTGCACACCTGCACCCGCAAGTGCATTCCAAGGGCTTGGCTGACCAGAATACTGTGTGGTCTGTTGAATGTTTTGATATGGAAGTCTACCCATCGCATCAAGTTGCCAGTTAATATTCTGGCGATTCTGATTCTGTTGGTTCTGCCAATCTTGATAACCCATATTCATTGACTGTTGCTGTAACCCTCTTTGCTGGGCACCGACGTTCTGCATAGCATTCAGCCTTTGTAATTGCTGTGCCTGTTGTTGCTGCCCAAGCTGTGCTTGTCTTGTTCCCAGGCCACCCATTTGAGATCCTAGTGCACCCATCTGCTGTAATGCACCCTGCTGTGCCCCTAGTGCACCCATCTGTTGACCCATCGCTGACAATTGATTCTGCTGTCCAGCCATCTTAGCAGCCCTGTCAGCTTGGAATGCCTGTTGTGCATTTGCGAATGCATCTTGTTGTGACTTCCCAATAATATCAGCAGCTTGTTGTGAAGTATCTCTAGCTATCTGTCCAGCTTGAACACCTTCCCTCATTCCACCTAAATTGCCAGAGGCTGTAGCCTGGGCACCAAGCTCTTCACCCTGCATTTTTTGGAACTCTGCTAATTGTGCTAATTGTGGGTCTGTAACACCTTTGGTGTACTGAGACATATAATTACTCATATCAGCACCGCTTTGTTGAGCAGGATCACCCATCGACGCTCCTAGTCCACCAAACTGCCCACTCATTGCACCATAGGCTGGCATCAACGAACCTATTCCCTGTGCCGCACTACCCATCATCCGCCCCGCTTGACCCATCGTTCCCCCAGCTTGCTGAGTACCTTGTGGCCCACCAGACATTCCGTAGTTAACTATACCCTGCTGTGCTATAGCCTCAGGCCCAGTAAATCCAGCAATTCTTTGTCCACCATACTGTTGGTAGGGTCGCTGTCCTTCTTGTACAACTCTATCAGTTAAATCTGCATACTGTTGTCCAACCGCTGGATTAACCGTAGAAGCAGTAACTGTCGTTTCATCTGCGGCCATATCACCATCTGCATATCCAGGAATAGCACCACCCTTGAATGCTCTAGGTAGTACTTCAATAGGATTTTCTTCCCAAAACTTTCGTGCGGACCTTTCCCTAAGACGTTCTTTTATTTTCTCACGTAACCAACCAAGACCTCGAAGACCTCGCTTCAAAGGATGTTCTGGCACCTGGATGCCTTTAATACGTTCATATAGACCATGTCCGACTGGTTCACCGATAGGCGGAAGTTCTTCATTTATTAAATCCTCTATATCGACACCAGTAAGACCTCGTGGCATAGGTACATCTTGTTTGAAATCTCTCATAGGATCAAAATCTTTATAGATCAAATCCGACGCACGCAGATTACTTCTGCCTTGTGGGCCTCTTTGCTTTGCTCTTAAGAGTGTTGCAACATCAAGTTCATCAAAACTCCCTGGGTAAGGATGTATTGGTGATCCATCAGGGTTGTATGCACCCTCAAGATCTGTAAGACCACCTCTTTGGTATCCAGGATAATATTTTTTCTTAGGCATTTTGACCTCGCTGTAGCAGTGGCATCAGTGCCTCTGGCACAGTACCTTCTCGTAGTTCTTCTTGTATTTTTACCGAATCAGTTCCATGTGGAGCTAATATTTTATCTAACAATTCTCTTGCTGAGCGACTGTAAACAACTTCGCCACCTGCAAGCATAGCCTGTGGAATAACAGGTTCACCTTGTGCCAAACGCTTTCTTGTTTCTAGCTCGACTAGCCTGTCATTCTTATCGTTTTGAGTAGCATTGGGATTCTGCATATCCTGTGCAATCGACATAACTAATTCTTCACCAAATGTAGAAAGAAGCATTTGCATCATTTCTTCTCCTTCTACGGGATGTAGAATTGCCCACTCAATCATCTCTTTAAGCTGTACAGTATCTATGCCAACGTCTTCTGGTGTCATGGGAGCATCGGCCATAGTTACAGCTAGTTTAGTATCTACATTTCCACTTTGCTCTGGATAGTCTTGGGGAACAAGGCCCCCGTTAACGGTATCCATCGCAGATATGGGACCACCCTCTGCACTTCCTGGGACTGCCTGGACTCCTTTAACGCCAGCAGTTGTTGGATTGCCCTGTGCATCAAAAGTGGGTGTAACATTAGATTGCCATTGAGTAGTATTCGGCTGAGGTTGAGGAGTTTCTCCCTTGAGCCTCGCTAGGAACGCATCGGCATCTGCACCAAATCCTGATGTAGGCATATCAAATGGATTGTGACCAATCATGGTGCCCAACTGACCTTCTGGATCAAATCCAGCACGATAACCCTCTGGCATCTGCTGTTGATTCTCCCACGGAGCAGGTCCAAGATTAGACTTTCGTCTTGCACCTGAAGATCCCAGCATGGCTAGAGCGTTCATAGGTTTGTCGGGTTTAGCATATGAATATTTTTCTTCTACCTGATCCTTATCTGCCTCAGGTTCTTTGTCTTGTTGATATGTTTCTTCTGTCTTTCCCGCTGCCCTGGCTGCATCAACATCTTTTTTCTCTTGAGTCTCTGCCTGTTTCTTCTGTCTGTCCATTTCTTTTTCTATAAGGGCAGCACGTTTATCAACTTCCTCTTGTGTCATTTCCCGTTCACCACTCAATACTTCAGCAGGGACTTCACCGTAAGGATTTTCTGCCTTCTTCTTTGCTTCTATTGCATTCGCTTCATCTTGTCTTTTCTGTGCCTCTGCTGCTGCCTTTTGTTCGTCTGTAGAAAACATTCCTACCTGTGGCACATCAAGCATCGGATCATAGCTGTCGCCTATTCCTCCGCCCCCTTCATACAACATATCTTCTGTATTCATGCTACCCATTGTATTGGGAACAGCATTGGACAATTGAGCCATAAATGGATTCATTGGTTCCTCAAACTCATCAAGCTCACCACCCCATTGCTTTCCAGGAAGACTCGCATACCCCTGAGCTTGACCAGACGATATTGGCATTATCTCTCTACCAGGTATTGGTACGTTTCCAGGAAATTCCGTAGCCGTACCACCCATGCCACCTGCGTCACCAGCAAACAACTGGTCTAGTGCTTCTGCTGCAAATGGACCGTATTTAATTATACTTTCCGCACTTGGAAGCATATCTTTTACTCCCTCTACCGCACCCCTCCATCCAGGCCCAGCCTGTAATACCTTTCCAGCCTCTCCAGGTGCCCCACCCTGTATTTGTCGGGCTGGACCACCCCATCCTTCACGGGCGGCATCTCCAAGTTTTCTTGCTCCATAAGCCATGGCACCTTTTTTAAGGCCCGCAAGTCCTGCATCTTTCCAACTAGTTGGTGTTTTTTCTACCGTCCTACCATGAAGAACATCTCCCCATGATTCCTGATCAATACCTAATTTCTTTTCTAGAGCACCAGTTGCTGCGGCAACAGCGGCGGCAGCCCATGGGCCACCAGGAGTAAGCATAGCTGCATAAGGAGCGGCTTTCAGTGCAAATTTACCCAGTCCTTTAAAAAATCCGCCTAATGAATGCCCTGGTATATAACCACCATCAGCATAAATCATAGGTACAGTTCCACCACCCCTAAGGCTTATAAGGCCACCCATTCCATATGCTGGAATTATTCCACCATCAGCCGCATGAACTATCTGGTGACCACCGCCTTCGCCTCCACCAGGCCCTTGCATAGGGGCAGGTGACATTGTCGGTGCAAACCCAGGAGGTCCACCTACAGGCTGTGCAGTTGGTCCTGGCATCGGTTGCATCGGTTGCATCGGTTGCATCGTGGACATTGTCATCGGAGCAGCACGCATTAGTTGCTGTTGCATTATTTGCTGTTGCATTATTTGCTGTTGCTGTTGCTGTTGCTGTTGCTGTGGCTCAACACCTATTGGTTGCCCTAATGGTCTTGCTGGCGGTGATGTCGCAAGCAAGCCTGTCTGTGGCATTGTTGCCATAGTCATTGGAGCAACTTGATTGAGTGTTTGTTGGGGCTGATAGCTAGGCTGGGGCATCGGCATTCCCATAGAAGACATTGGATCTCCCATCTCTTCTGCACTACCCATGAAAGGATCTTGCCTGTGTTGCATATAAGCCATATTAACTGGTCTCCACACCGAATAAGGTAAATGCTATTTCATTGGCTGCCGATGACCTAACTGTAACTACATCCGTATCACTTAGTGTCATACCAATAATCATAAACCGTGAATCATTGGCAACCATTGCCTTATCGTAGTAAATGTAATTTTCATTTGCTACGGTTGCACCCAGTGGACGCACCGCCACCCTAAACGTAGGCGTGTTCCCTGTGAGATTGCAGACGACAAGTGAGCTTACTGTAGTCTGAGTATCCTCAGGTACAGTATACAAATCTGCGTTACTTGTATTCGCAGGTGCTACTTGTCCCAGTACCTTTAATGTATCAGCCATTACTAGCTCCTAGCAATAAGAACTGATATTTACGCAACGACAAAGAACTGTCTTTGTCTGATTGTGTTTTAACAGATTGTATGTCACTACTCACATCTTTAAAGTTTTCTTCAACAGTTTTACGAGACAGGCTTTCGTTAGTCTCATCGTATTCTGACGGTGCAACATTTAATGCACGGTATGTCTTTAGTGTCATCTTCTACTGTCCTCCCTGCCATCAAGCCTAACAAATCCAACACGCCATCCATAACCAGCACCACTACTCTGTACCTTCATTGACATCTGTCTAGCCCTAGCACGTACAAAGGCTTCCGCTGTACTTGATGTAAAATCTGCTGATGCAACAGACGCCTGTGTGTCCGCAGGGAAATTATGACCATTAAGACTAATGGTAACTTGATCTGCTGAGTCAGCATCTGTAAAATAAATATCAGGTATAATTCTATGTATTGACCAAGTCTTGTCACCTTCTCCCAAGTCCATGTCACCAGTTTCTATATAGGCAGTCATAGCTGATCCGTCATCATCATATCCATTTTCATGGCTATAAAGAACATTTTCATAAGAAATTTTTACTGTACCCCCTCCACCAGTATCTGCTGTAGCGGTGTCCGCTATTGTAATTGTGTAGTTGTCTGCATCCGTTACTGAAACTACATCGTGTTGATTGTTTATAAGTGTTTCAGACAATCCGCCAACGGCTGACGCACCACTAATAATAATAGTATCACCAACAGCTAAGCCGTGACCTGTGCTAGAAATAGATACATTGCTTGTAGAGCTTGTGTTAGTGGTTAAAGGATTACCACTAAGGCTTTGGCTTAATATAGAAGAAGCCAATGGATAGTCCTTGGTATTAGCTTGATTCCACTTGCCACGTACCAAACTGCCCGTGTACCATACGCTATCCTCATAATTATATATAACGTATCTATCGTTTTCACCATTACCTGATTCAGATGGATAAAACCACATCACCTCAGAGAAATCAGGGTTAGATCCTGCTACAACTTTATGGCTTTGGCTTAAGTCAAAGTCTTGAAATACAGTTGTGAGTACGGTACAGTTTAATTTTTTGACACCACCTGTATACATATAAAAGTCTCCCCTATCCATAAAGAAGACTACACCATTAGCATTGACAGCGGCATTAGGGGAAATCAAAGACATTCCTTTTCCTACTTCTGTGAATGAAAAGTAGAAAGGACTTCCGATATATCTCATACTTACTAGCCCAGCATCTGTCCAAATTAATATTTCCTGCCTAGTAGCAAGCCCACCTATAATCTCAGATCCTGTAGATAACTCTTGTCCACCTGCACTATTAGTAGAAAGTGCTTGCCAAGTACCAACGGTTTCTGAACTTGACCACCTAACATTAAGCGGATTAATAGTTGTTGAGTTGACCCCAGTACATCCCAATGCTACTACATGGCGACCAGTTTCAGACATCAATACCTGATAGGCACCGACAGGAGGATAGTAAGTTCCTGCTTTATAAGAAGCATTGACCGACGAACCACCTCCAGTTGTGGTACTAGAAGCTGCATCTCCAGTATCAACTGTAAATGTTCTACCAGTAGGTGTACTTGCAATAGTGAACTCTTGATTAATACTGTCAGCGGCCACACCGCCAACATCAGCCGCTCCTGACAAGGTAACCTTATCTCCAACGGCTGCTCCATGACCACCTCTATCTGTAACCGTTATAACACTAGAAGTATTAGTAACAGATATAGGATCAGATGTTAGATTTAGCGTTCTTCTAACAACCTCTTCAAGCGGTTTAGCTCTAACAGTAACACCGTCACTTTCATCCCAGTAATAGATCTTACCCTGTCGAACACATGCAAGCATATCTTCGCCAAAAGTATCCAGGGACCACAGACGTAATTGAGTAGCCTGACTGATGCTGGATGCAGTACCAAATGTACTAGATCCATACGTGCTTGATCCCCATCCAGCACCATCAACATACATATCTAAACCAGTATTAATCTGGAACGCAGCCGTAGCACTAGAACCTCCAGCATTTGCTGTTGCATTAGCTTTTGATGCACACACAACTCTAAATTTAGTTGTAGGATTAGCTGGTGCTGCACCACCAGAAGGCGGGGCACCCAATGCAACAATACGATGTTCCTTGTTTATCTCAGTGGCATCAATACCACTAGAAGTGGCTGCATTCGCAATAGTAACATAATCTCCAACTACCGCACCATGTGCAGAAGAAGTAGTAATTGTTATAATTGATGTTCCATCAACTGTAGCTATTGGATTAGATCCTAAGTTTACACTACTACGTAACGGAGTAACATCGTAATAGCCACCACCTAATGCTACATAGAGTTTTAAATGGCTTCCAATTCCTACATATTTACTTCCGCCATCCGTAACCCAATCATGTACAGATCTAGCTGTACCAAGAAATGAGGCAGCTATAAACTTTACCCACCCGCCAAGTTTTTCAGCAAAGCCTTTTCTAAACCTTACCTTGTCTGTGTCATACCAGGTACCCTCTGCGGAGTACCTAGTACCATCTGTAAAAACTCCTGGCTTGGGAGAAATTTTTATAAAGCTCATACTATTCTTTTTGTTTAGCTTTTTTTCTGGGCATTTATATTCCTAACAGTAAAATGTGGTTTATCGCCATCTAAGTGACCTCCCACAATATTTTCCCCATTAATATTAGCCGCAAGCAATGCAAAGTTTAAATTACTTTGAGCTTCGTTAGTTGCAGTCAATAAGACTTTAAATAAATCTGCCTGCTCAACAGAAAGGTATACATTTGTAGTCCCCTCTACTGTCTTGCCATTAGTCTTTTTTGCTTGAGAGCCTTTCTTTGAGATTGGCTGTTTCTGCTTCGACTGATGCGAGACGTTCTCCATGTGTATCCACCTTTATTCCGATGCGATTTACAGTACGCTCTATCTGAGCGAGGGACTGTCTAGTCCCATTTAGTCCAGCTTTAACTCCGCCATAAGCGGCCCCTGCTGCTGCTGGTATAGCGAGCAGAGATACTAAATTCATCATTTCACTTTCCATTTTTAACTAGTTCGCTTTAGTGGTTCAAGGATTGGACGG